TGCTGGCGTATCGGTCGCCACGAATACGAGATGGGCGGGGTGAAGCACAAACTGTGCAAGAAGCACCACCCGGCAATAGACGAGACCACGCCCCTGACGGCGGAAGCGATTGAAACGCATCACAACGACCAAAAAGGAGCAACATGACCGCTATTTACTACTTCTTGCGCAGACTGTGGTTTTACGTCTTTCCGCGCAAGGTAGGCGAGAAGGGCTGGATACCGACGAAGGGATTCAAACCTTCAGCCATCGCCCTGCCTACCGCCCCCGCGAGTTGGACCTCCCCGCGCGTGCGCTGGGGCATGCTCGGTAACGGACCGGACCCTGCGAACACTCCGCAATTCCCCAACGGCGCTGGCGACTGCGTGGTGGCGGGTATCCTGCACGCCATTATGGCGGTAGCGTCGTTTCTGAAAGTGGCGGCATCGTTCACTACCCCCGAAGCACTCGCTGCGTACCTTGCACTAACGGGTGGCGTGGACTCGGGACTCAATCCCCCTGGGGTATTCGAAGAGTGGCAGGGCGGCACTCTACCCGCGCCCGCACGGATATTTGGCAAGGGCGGGCCGTTCGTATCACTCGACCCGACTAACGTACAGCAGATGAAGGACGCTATTGCTACCTTCGGCTGGGTGGGGGTGGCGTCGAATCTCCAGCAGGCGCAGGAGGACCAGTTCTCTAGCGGCCAACGTTGGGACTACGTACCCGGTTCGCCAGTCGTCGGCGGTCACTTCGTTATTTTCACCGGCTTTGATAAGCGCAACGTCGGGCCGTACACAGTCTCTTGGGCTAAGGGCTTTCGCTCGACGTGGTCGTGGGTCACTAACACATGTGTAGAGGCGTACACGGGCGTGTTGCCCCCCGTTCTGGACGCCGGTAAGTACGTCCTGCCCGTATCCAAACTCGACACGCTCTGTACCGCGCTACCTGGCGCATAATAGAAAGAGAAATCATGGCAGAAACCACACCAACCCCTAACCAGGTGCGCAACCTGGTCAAGTCCCTAATCCGGTCCCTAATGCCGATGCTTTATTCGCTCGTGGCGTCGGCCATTGCGCACTTTGGATACCACGTATCGCTCGCCACAGTCATTCAGATTGTCGGTGGTGGCTTCGTGGGTCTGACTGTCATCCTACACGCCGCCGAGAAGCGCTGGCCGTGGGTGGGCGTCCTACTTGGGTACCTAGGTGCCCCAACCTACGCGCCGCCAGTAAAGGTCACACAGGCTGCACAAATCGCCGCTCTGCAACAGCAACTGGCGGAGTTGCAGAATAAGACAACATGAGCGGCCATTTCGGCCTAGTCGTACCATCGCACACCGTCCGGTTCTACGAAAAGGGCGAACACTGCACGGACCCTCAAAACGGGGACATCCTCTTGGTGGACCACGGTTCTATCGCGTCTACGCTTATTGAAGACCTGGAAAAACTCGCCACCATAAGGGAGCCCGCGTTGCGGGGCTTTACCTGGTGCGGACACGTCGGCATCATCAGAACCGACCTCGGACCGGAGACGATAGTGTCGGAGATGGGATTCAAGGGCTACGAACGCCGACCGTTCCTGGACTACAAGGAGCGACTCGGGGCGGTAGTGAACCTCCGGATAGTGCCCGAACAGCGGGCAGCAATGTCCGCTTTCGACGACGCCATGGTGGGGGCCGAATACGGGTGGCTAGAATACCCCTCGATTGTGGCGGACGACGTCACGGGCTTGGGGCTGTCGGCGTCCTACGCCGACCACGTCATCTGCTCGGCGCATGCCATGATTGTGGGGGGTGCGGCGGGCTTCATGGGCGACCGTTTACCGGTTCGGGTCGAGCCCATGCGTATTGCGATGTGGTTGGGGGCCAAGCGCCCCTAGATTGACGAAGCGGCAAACGCTGGGGTACACTGTCTCTATGACACATACTCAAGAACTCGAAACCGGAAAGATGACTAATATCGAGTTCGCTCGTCGCGTGGGGTGCCACCACACGACCGCCAGTCGCTATCGCAACGGCGAGCGCGTACCTTCGACGGCCATCACCATGCGTATCCTCTCGGAGTTTGACTTGACGCCGAAGCAGAAGGATGAACTCTCCAGCGTGCTCTCCAAGGCCGTGCCCCTGGAACGCCGACGCGCCCTATATGGCGCGTGGCTCCGAGCCAATGTCTTTAACCAGCCCGCCACCCCTTAAGGAGCACCAGCAGGAGGGCATCGCCTGGCTTTCCCGAGTTGGTCGCGGGCTCTTGGGGGACTCGCCCCGCTCCGGGAAGACCGCGCAACTCCTACTAGCGGCGCAGGGCGAGACTCTGGTCATCGCACCACCCCACCTTCACGACACGTGGACTCGACAGCGCGACCTTTGGCGACCGGACCTCGATATTCACTTCGTCGGCTACAGTAGCGTGGCGAGGCGCACGGCCAACGCACAGGGAAAGATGCTCAAGACCTTACCGATTCCGCGCGCCGACTTGGTCGGCCCCTGGGGCACCGTTATCGCGGACGAGGCGCACGCGCTAGTCAATACGCAGGCCGACTGGACGGCGGCTACTGCGAAAATCCAGACCGAGCGCCTGTACATGGCAACGGGCACGCCGATTCCCAACTGGGCGACGGAACTGCTCATGCCCCTGCGCATGCTCTACCCCGGTGACAGGCGGTTCACCAATAAACGCCGCTGGATAGACGAGTGGTTCGACACCTGGCAGCCGCCCTGGGGCGGGCTTAAGGTCGTGCCGCCCAACCCCGACGCACTCGGCCCTAAGGATGGTGTGACTTGGGCCGACTTCTGGATGGCGAACGGGCTAGACGGCTACGATGGCCGCATGCTGCAGCGCGAGGTGGACCTGGGCGTGCCCTTCACCGAAGAGGATATCGAAGTCGCGATGACGACGAAGCAGGCGAAGGTTTACAAGGCCCTGGAGCGCGATTACGTCGCATGGATGGAAGATACGGGCGACGAAGTGAGCGCCTGGAGCGATGGTGGGCTGCACACGATGCTGCACAAGGCCAGCACGGGGCTAGAGGTGCTGGAGCCCGGCAACGCGGGCTCGGGCAAACTCGAAGTGCTCGCGCAGTTACTGCAGGATGCGCCGCGCTCGCCCACTCTCGTGTTTTGCCACTTCCGCTCTACCGCCGAGGCGTGCAATGCGCTGGCGCGCTCGATGGGCCTGCGCGTCGGCATGATTCACGGCGGAGTCCCGCTCGGGCGCGAGCGAACCCGCATCGAAGACGCGTTTCGCGACGGCCAACTCGACGTGATGGTCGGCACGCTATCGACCGTATCGACTGGCCTGGAGTTCGCGCGAGCGGGAACCGAAATCTTCGTCGAGCACGCCTGGGTGCCGTGGAAGAACGAACAGGCGATTAAGCGTGCGATGGTCATGGGCAAGACCGCCCACGTCCACGTAGTTCACTTGTGGACTAAGGGAAGCGTCGATATCGGCATGCGCTCGACGGTAAAGGGGAAGTCGAGTCACCAGCGCGCGGCGCTTACGGCGAGGCAATTCTACTCGATACTCCAGGGGGCCGTCGCGTAGCGGACTTGACACGGGGGCAAATCTGTGATATACTTACTTCCATGAAGCACCAAACCACCAACACCAAACCAAGAAAGCAGGACATCATGAGCAGCACCAATAACGGAGACGGAACCGAGACCATCGTGGCAGACGGCAAAGGCAAGCGCAAGAGCGTGCTGAATCCCTGCCAGTGCTGGATTCCCGCCGACAATCAGACCAGCACCGAAGTGTGGAAGTACACCGCGTGCAAGGAGACCTGCAGCAACGTCTTCAAGCAGGGACACGACGCGAAGTTGAAGGGCCAAATCATCCGCGCCTTTCGCGCTGGTGTGAAAATGCAACTCAAGGGCGAGGCCGCAGTCACGCCCAAGGCGCTGGCCAAGCAGTACGGCTGGGAGCACTACCTCACCGAGGCCCCCGTGCGCAAGGCCCGCACCGCCAAGCCCAAGGCTGCGAAGGCGGTTAAGGCTGCGAAGGCTACCAAGCCCGAGAAGCCGTACGTTGGCGCTACGGCATCCTTCACCTTCCGGGGTGGCGTGGCCGTGGGTCGCGTCACTGGCGTCGAAGGTGATGACGTCGAGGTCGTCTGGACAGCGAAGACGGGTCGCGTGATGAGCAAGACCCTCAAGGCGAGCGAAATCACGGTCGCCGCCTAGACTTCGCCTGGCACAGCGAACGCCTGTCCCGGTCCTTAGTGGCCGGGACAGAGCCGTCTCCGGGCGGGAGGCGGGCTCTAGGAGGGTACTTGACGCGGAGACAAAGGGGTGGTAGACTTAAACCATGACATTAACCACCACAGGAGAAATCACCATGAAGACCGGAAGCGCGGCGCTTGACCGATTCATCAAGCAAGCCCAGGACCTCGGGCTCAACGCCGAAGTTGAGAATAACAGCCACGACACCACGCAGCAGTTCGTGGTACGCATCACTCGCCAGCCGGTCGAAGTGAAGAACGCGCTTGGCCAAATCAACAACCACGAATCGTTCATCATCATCGCAACGCGCGGCATCAGCGAGTACAGCACCAAGCGCTGGTCGTTCAACGCGTGGGGCAATCACTTGTTCACCGGCAGTAACAAGTGCCGCTTCAACCTCATCAAATACCACATCGAAGGGATGGTCCGCTAATGGACACCGTCACATTCATCTACACCGGGCGCAGGCTCAACGCCAAGAACACGCTGTCGTACGTCTGGCTCGACGAGTCGGGCGCGGAGCGTTGGTTCGACAAACTGGTGGGCCGCAGCATCGGCGCGGCCTACTCAGTCGAGGCCACCGAAGACCGCTGCTCCGTCGACCCCGCCACCCTCGCGTACCTGTCCAGCGTCGAGAGTGAAGTGGGCGCGGACCAAGTGCTGCAGTGGATAGCCGCCGACCGCGCCGATTCGACGCGCAAGGAGATGCTGGCCCGCGACAAGCGCGCGGCTCGCGACGACGACGCATTTACCACGATGTGCGCGCCGCTGCGCGACCAGTACAAGAAGGCCATCGGTCACTCGCGCAAGGCCGCGATGTTGGCCGCGTTAATCGAGGAGGTGACGCGCTACTAGAGAATGCTTGACACGGGGACAAATCCCATGGTATACTGGTTAAATGAAGTCCACCGCCACCAACCACCGAAGGAGCAACACAATGGAACACACAGATGGGTACCCACCAGCGAGCCCCGAGTCCGTGCGAGCCTACCAAATGGCTCAAGCGTGCAAGGCGGTCCACATTCCCGCAGTCGAGGCGCGAGGCCGACTGTCCTACCTAGTGGGAGACGAGGTCCGCGAGTTCACGGGCTGGGTCCACTGCTGGGATGGCCACCGCGTCAATGCCCGCAAGATTGGCGGGCGCAACACCTGGCAGATTACCACCGTCGAAGCCGTAGTTTCGTTTCAGGGCGCGCTCAAGATGGGCTCACGCTAATGGCGCGCTCCCAGGCTCAACAGGACAGTGTGCGCAAGGCGGCGAAGGCATCGGGTCAGGCGCGCAAGACCAGCGCCAAGCCCGCGCCGACACCTAGGGCGTGCGGGTGTCACTGCGGCGAGATGACCAAGGGGGGCGAGTTCTCCATCGGTCACGACGCCAAATACAAGTCGGCGCTCGTTAAGGCCGCACTGCAGCGGGGGGGTGGCGCGCCCTTGACGGTGGAGCAAGCCGAGGCAGAGTTGGCGCGCCGCAACTGGACGCGATTCCTAGAGAAGTCGCGCACGGTGGCGGTGCGGGTACCTAGCGAGCACAAAGCCGCGAAGCACCAGAAGGCGACTGAGAACGCCGCCGAAGCCACCGACCGCATCCTGGGCATGAAGGCTGCAGCGGCTAAGGTGAAGGAGGCCGGGCGCAACGGAACACAGCCCGGCGACCGCATCACGGTCACTCGCGAGAACTACCTGGCCATCCTGGCCGCGAGCGTCAAGGCGTTGAAGTCGTGGCCCGCCAACGAGGCGGAAATCAAGCATGCGCCCGGCAAAGGCGAGGGCGTCGTCGAGGAGATGGTCGGATGACCTGGGTCATCTTCTACCACGCCGCTGTCCACGTCTTATGGGCGGCGGCGTGGACCGGCGCGACGGTCGGGGCTATGCTAGTCTGTGTAGTCGCTATTAAGGAGTCACGATGATGCCATTCAACTACGAATGCTGCCAGCCCGATTTCGATTACGCGACCGGGCAATATGTCCACACCTCCGACTGCACAGGTCCGCAGGACCCGTTCCTGATTTCGGAAGAGTCGTTTCCCATGAACCCGCTGGAGCCACCGCCGAGGTTCGGACGATGAAAGACCGCGACGCTCTGCGCGAATCTTGGCGCAATCAGTTCTACGTGTGTCGCGGGTCGATGGGCGTTCGCATTCGTGGCGCATATTACCGCGTGACCGGTCGTTGTGGAGAGTGCACGTTCATTTACGCGGCGTGCAATCGCAAACGAAGGCACGCAACTGACGGCAGCCAGTTTTGCGAATATCACGCCGAAACTCGGCACGGTCGCCTGTGGGCGGAGTGGCGATGATTGAAATAGTCGCTGTGGTGGCGACGTTGGCAGGTAGCGGGCTGGGCTTCGGCCTGGCTCGCTATCGCCAGCGGTTACGCATGCGTGCCATGTGGCAGGCACTGGCTCACCACGCCGCAAGCAAAGCGGGGGACATCACCGTATACGAGATGGCCGATATCGTGGAGGCGTTCACCGGCAAAGGGCGATAGTTGACCGCTAGACAAACCACGTAGTACACTAGACACCTAGACCAACCACCGAAAGAGAGCCACCAATGCCCAAAACCCACACCGTTAGTTGGAGCGAGATAGACACGTTCCGCCAGTGCCCATTCAAGCACGAACTCGCCTACAAGCAACGCTGGAGCAAGACTCCCGAGGAGGGCGGGCCGTTGTCGCGGGGCACGCTCCTTCACGAAGTCATGGAGGCGCACTACCTCGCCATGAAACTGAATCAAGACGCCAAGGGAACCATGCCTACGGTTACCGAAAGCAGGGTAGCGGAGCAAATGGACACCATTGACGTGTTGTTGGGCCGCAGGGGTGGCGTGCGCACGATGCAGACCGAGCAGCAGAATCTCGTCGAGTGGATGTATGAGGGCTACTTGGCGGCATTTGGCTACGACCAACTAGAGTGGGAAATCGTGGCAGTGGAATATGCTAACGAGTTCTGGTTGCCCACGGTCAACGGCGGGCGGTCCAACTACAAGATAAAGATGAAACTCGATCTCATCATGCGCCAGCGCACGACCGGCCAACTATGGATTTGGGACCACAAGTCGTGCAAGAACCTACCGACCGACAAGATGCTGGAACTCAATGATCAATTCGGGCTCTACATATGGGGCCTGCGGCAGTTGGGCATGGAGGTGCGCGGGGCCATTCACAACGCGTGCCGCACCCAGCGCAACAAGGGGCCGATGGAACTGGCGGAGCGATTCTTGCGCACGCCGCTGTATCGGACGGACGAGGAGTTAAACACCATCGCCGTCGAAGCGTACAAGACCGCGCGGCGCGCGTGGGGAGCGACCAAGGAGGGTGAGGCGGAGCGCAACACCAACGAGGACACCTGCCGTTGGCGCTGCGATTTCACCGAGACCTGCTTGGGCTCGCGCAAGGACCGCGACCCCAGGGGCTACCTGCAGCACTCGCTCACGCTATCGGGCTTCACTCAGAACCGGGAGCGTCACTAATGACCTACGTTGACCGAGACCAAATGCTCGTCGCGATTGAAGAAGTGCTGAGTCGCGGCCACACTGCCGCGTACGACCTGCGAAACGACATTCAAGCCGTTCTCGCCGCTCTCCCCGTTGTCGAACCGGCAACAGACGAAGAATTGGAATGGGCCATTGACCTGATGCACGGGTTCGCAGGTTCGACGGAGCAAGAGTTCTGTTGCAGCGCGGCAGAGTCAGCCGAGCTGTACGCCGAGGCCACGAAAGCCGAAAAAATAATTCGGTCCCGGGCTCTCCCCGTTCTAGAGACACCCGCGCCGCTTACGAAAGAGCGACTGGACGCGCTAATTGAGAGCGAGTTTCAACAGTGTGACCTTGACGCGGAATCCATCGTGGCAGAAGGCGTTGCGCGACACGGTGCGGAGAGGTTGAAGCGCGAACTGATGCGTCTTGGATTCGTCGGTGCGCCGGTAGAGCCAGTACCCGCGCCGCGCCTGACCATCGAATACGTTGATGACATCGCGTGCCAGTTTCACAATGAATACGAACGACTCGCCCCGAATTACGGTTACAAGACCCGTGAGGCGTCAGCGGTGAACTGGGCCGACGTACCAGCCGCCAACAAAGGGCTGATGCGTGAGGTCGTGTCGATAATTCTCAATCGCGTTCTTCTGTCGCCATCTGTAGGGCCGAGTTGATGTCCATCATCTGCGATATCGACGGCACGATAGCCGACCACGCGGAAGAACGCGGGCACTTCGACTGGCACCTGGTGCACACCGACTCGCGAATCGAGCCCATCGTGAGGCTGGTCAACATCCTGCGCCAGCACCACGCGGTCCTGTTCGTGACGGGGCGCGAGGATTCCTGCAGCATGGCCACGAACCTGTGGCTCTCCGAGACGTTCAAGTGGTACCTGGGCCAATCGCGTATCTTGCTGCCTACGCTCTTCATGCGCGAGACGGGCGACCAGCGCTCCGACACCGTAGTGAAGCGCGAGATTTACGAGTCGCACATCGCCCCGCATTGGAACATCGAACTCGTGCTCGACGACCGCGACTCAGTCGTGGCCATGTGGCGCGAACTCGGGCTCACTTGCCTGCAGACACGACCGGGGCTCTTCTAATGGACGATGATATGTTCAATTACGCACCTTCGACAAAAAGCAGTACCAAACAGAAAGCAGAAACCATGACCACCAAAAAGACAGAGAGGCCGTCACTGGCCGACCAGGAGTTGTTCGCCAACGTCCTGCTATATGGCGAGCCGAAATCCGGCAAGACCACGGCAGCGGCTGCAGCGGCACGACTCGGGCGTGTGTGCTACATCGACGCGGAGGCGGGCTTGAAGAAAGGCCCGCTTTCATCGTTCGGCATCCCCATCACCAACATCGAGCCGTACTCGGACATCACCATTGACGCGCTCGACGCGTTGTTTTGGGAGTTGCAGGAGGACGTGCCCGTATCGCTGGTGTGGGACTCGGTCTCGGAGTCGCACAAGAAACTGCTGGAGGCTACCGCGAGGAGGTCACGCGATAAGGCGCTAGCAGCGGGCAAGGAGCGCGAAGCCTATACCACGGAGTTGGGCGACTACGGCACCAACACCGCCGAGATGCGCCACCTGTTGCGACAGTTCCGCGACCTACCGTGCCACACCGTCTTCGTGGCGCTGGAGAAGCGCACGCAGGACGAGAACACGGGCAAGGTCAAGTACGGACCGGACTTGACTGACAAACTGGCGTCGGACCTGCTGGGTTACGTAGACGTCATCGGCCACACCTACACGGTGTCAGTCGAGGGCGAAGAGGAGCCGCAGTATTGGGCCGAGTTTCGCAACAAGGGCGTGTACGTGGGCGGCGACCGATTCCACGCGCTGCCCCCGCGACTCATCAACCCGTCGCTCGACCGCGTCGTGAAGTACCTGCAATGGGAGATGGACGTGGACTCCGACCCCGAGATGCAGGAGGCGATGGCCAAGGCGAAGCCCGAGAAGGGCCGCAGAGTCGCCGCAGGGGCTAGTGCCCCCGACGACGCCGAGAGCCCCGAGGAGGACAAAGGAAAGGCCACGGAGGGCCAGCCCGTAGTGGCTACCGGACCGAAGCGCCCACCTCGTCGAGTGGCGGTTCCCCAGTGAGCACGTCGCAGGAGCGAGCGATGGCGTTGGACCTCGCCATCAAACACAACTCGGCGCGAGCCTTGAGAGCGGGGCCGAACGAGATAATCGGTGTGGCTAAACAGTTCGAGACGTTCATCGCGGGGGAGCCGGTCACCACGACGGCACCCGCGAAGGATGACAAGGAGCCCAAGGTAAAGACTCGTATCGAAGTAATCGACGGCGTGCGAGTGGAGAGGCGGGAGACGCAGGGCGAATTGCCCATCGAACCGGCGAAGCAGCCGTGCGCTCGTTGTGGTGCTGTCGAGGGGGCGGCTAAACACACGGATAACAATCCATATTTTCAACACCTGTACGAAGAGCCGCGCAGCACAATGGGAGAGGAGGAGGAGCCGCACATCATCGCCCGGAGCATGGGCGACACGGAATAGCCTGCTAGGCTAGTCCGGCAGTACACCAACACCAATAACAACCACCAACCAAAGAAAGCAGTTGAAATGCCAAAGTTAGACAAGAAAACGGCCAGCGCAGTGGACAACACCGAGGCAGCGGGGGGCGGATTTGAGCCGATTCCCGCCGGTCTCTATTTCGCGTTCCTTAGGAGCGTCGAAGTGAAGGACGGACCCTCCGGTCCGTACTGGGTGTGGGAGTACGAAATCCCCGAAGACCACGAGTACGCCGGTCGTCGATTCTGGAACAACACCTCGCTCTCGGAAAAGAGCAAGCCGTTCCTCAAGAAGGCGTTCGACGCGTTCGGCGTGTCGGCAGACACGAACACCGACGAGTTGTGCGGCACCATGGTTACCCTGCGCATCGGAATCCGCACGCGCAAGGACACCAAGGAGTTGGCCAACACGGTGGCCGAGGTTCTACCTTATGACGGAGAGGGCGCGGACGACGACGACTAGTCCGAGCACCGTAGTAAGGTAGTACGTAGTGCCGCAGTAACGTCGCCCCCGGTTCGTTTCACGGCGGACCGGGGGTTCGGCGTCTTTTGACCGTGACGAAAGAAAAGAGAGACCGTGACCACATCGTCAGTGCTGGAGCAAGCCAAGCAACTAGCCAGCCTGGGGTTTAACCCACTACCCACTCGTAGAGGCAAGAAGTCTCCGGGTGTGGAATCCTGGAAGAAGTACCAGCGCGAGCGCACCGACTCGATGGTCGAGACCTGGTGGGGCACCGGTAGCGGGTACGTCGGCATCTGGACCGCGACCGGCGCAATCTCGGGGCTCGTAGTCCTGGACTGCGACTCCGCCGAGGCCGAGACCTTCTGGCGCGGGCTCATCGGCGCGGAGATGGAGGCGACCACCTGCGTGAAGACCGCGAAGGGCCATCACTATTGGTTCTCCATCGGTCCGGGCCAGAAGGTGGACTCGTGGGCGTACCATGAAGGCGATATATCGTTTGACGTGAAGGCTGAGGGAGGTGGTGTGATGACCCCGCCGAGTCCGCACCCCTTTGGCGGCTTCTACTCTTGGGTCCGGGAGCCCGCGTCAATCTTTCCGTGCCCTTCCCTTCTCCTCGACAAGGGCCGGGGGGCGCTGGCCCGCCTAAAGGGCGAGAGCGGAAAGGACGACCACGGAGACCCCACGGACGGGCAAGGAGCCGAAGACGCCGGGCCGATGCGGACTCTCCTAGAGCAACTGTTAAACAATCCGCCTAGCGAGGGGGGCCGCAACGAGTGGCTCATTCGGGTCGCGGGGCACCTGGCCAAGATGATGCCATTCGAGGACGCCTATCACGCGATGGTCAAGCAGATGAACAAGTCACTAAAGGACCCACTGTCCGACGCGGAGGTTCGCAAGACGGCGAACTCGGCGTGGGAGATGGAACAAACTAAAGGACCCGACACCATAGCCAACCTGCGGGCGCAGGGAATCGTGAGCGGGGAGCCAGACTCGGTCAATGGCTGGCTAGTCGGCTCAGGGGCCGCGCTGCTGTGCCCGGCCATGGTGGGCGAAGGCGAGACTAAGCACGAGGCCCTGGTGGCCTGGGCCGACTTCGACATTAAGACGCTTGGCATCATTCGAGGCGGCGAGAACACCGACTACCTAGTGGAACTGTGCAGTGCCTACGGCGCGCTGGAGTGCAAGGTGTCGGGCAAAATACTGGGCTCGACGCGCGACCTCACGGTGTGGCTGGCCGAGCGTCGAGTGTCAGTGATGCCCCCGCCCAAGGATATGAACGCCAGGCAGTCGGTGGCTGGGCGACTACTGCGCTACATCAACTCCCAGGACGCGCCCGTATACTCCTCGGTGGACGCACTGGGCTGGAGCGACGAAGTGTCGGGCTTCATCTGTCACGAGGGCATCATCACGGCGGGGGCTACGCAGTCGTTGCCCTTCGGTGACGTGCGGCCCGCTCCGATTCTCTCGGAATGGGCACCGTACCATTACGGCTTTGCGGGCACTAGGGCCGGGGCTAAGGCCGTACTGGCCGAAGTGATGACTTTCCACGACGAGGAAGTCTGCGCAGTTTACGGCGCATGGTGGGCGGCGTGCTTCCTCAAGGAACAAATCGTGCAGCGCACGGCGCTGTTTCCATTCATGGCGCTGGAGGCTCCCTCGGAGAGTGGCAAGACCACCGGCTTCTTCTCGCTCATGATGCAACTGTCGGGTAACCGTGAGGGGCACGGCGAGTACACGATGGCCGTGCTGCGCGACCGAGTATCGGCGCACAAGAACGGGCCAGTGTGGATAGACGACATGTCGGACCCCGCGCAGACGCTCGACCTCATACGCCAGGCCACCAGCGGGGGCAGCCGGTCGAAAAAGGGCGAAAATCGCCACAGCCAAGAGACTGTGACGCTAGTCGCGCCCATCGTCATGAGTGCTGAGGGACTGCAGGCACTCAGCACTGAGAAGGCGCTATCGGACCGCGCTATTAAACTCACAGTACCTTCGCCCGTAGGGCGTGTGAGTTTGAATGACCCGACGCGCCCGCAGTGGGACGACATCACGGACTTGCAGTTGCAGTGGCAGCGCAACCTCACGCAGATGGCCGGTCACTTCTGCTCGATGGCGCTAGAGTGCCTGCCCATGGTCGAGGGCCTGCAGGACCTACGGCCAGCGGGAGGCGGCGGTCGATTCAATGACTCGATGGCCATCGTGCGGCTAGGATCTCGCGTGCTGGTCGAACTCGGCGCGGACCCTAGGGTGGTGGCCACGGTAGACGAGTGGGTCGACAACCGCACCACCATCTACGACCCTAACGCCAACCTACTGACGCAGGCCGTCTTGCCGTGGGCGTGGCGCGACCTGGGATACCCACAATCCTCGAATAACGGCGTGGTGGTCTTCTTGGACCGCGACGGCTACATGTGGTATCGCGAGGAGGCGATGGCCGACGCCTGGGCGCAACGCCACAACCTAACCGCCCGAGAACGCCAGTTGGGGTCACTAGAGAGCCTGCGGGACCAACGACGCCGACTGGGTATCGAGGGCAAAGGAACGAACAAGCGGACGGCACCGGGGGGCAATCCGTCGATACGCTACCAGCGCCTACCGCTGGACGCCAGTCGCGCCGTGCGAGAGGCGGCGGGATGGCTCGACGACGACGAAGGACGGCTGCTATGACCGAGGCGCTATCCCTGCCTACAGGGGTGCCTCGGGCTAAGACTTGTCGTCGAGGCAAAGAGATGGTGGCACCCCCCGAGGCCCTATATGAGACACTGGGGGTGCCTACGTCAGAAACCCGTAAGAAAAAGGATATGAGGCATATGAGGCATACTTACCGTAGAGCGAACTCCCCCGCGCGCGTCGTGCGCGCGCGTCGCGTACGCGGGCGCGTCCGACGCTCTCGACGATTAGTGCCTACAGTTGTCCAAATGACAAGATAGGATAGATGGATGACAAAGAGACAAGTAACCCCGACGCTAGGTCTGCCCAAGGGCCGACGAATCGTGACGTGCGACACCGAGACGTCGGGACTGTACCCCGACGACGGGGCGCGCGTATCGGCGGTCTCGGTGGCTTGGAGAAACGACGTAGGCGGTATCGAATCGCGGGCCTTCCCCTTCGACCAGGGCGCGCTCGATAAGCCCGGCATCGGTACGCCGTCACTGTTCGAAGTGGACACAAACCTCGGCGAGCGCGAGTGGCACGAACTGATGAAGTGGCTCTTTCAACAGAACGTGGTCATGCATCACGCGAAGTTCGATTTGCAGATATTGCACGCGGGTCACCGAGTCTACGGGGGTGGCGTGGACCTGTCGGCGGCGGTCATATGGTGTACACAGGTCGCGCAATGGGTCATCGACCCCGAGCACTCTTCGTCATTGAAACCTACATCGGCCAGGCTGTGGGGGGAAGACGAGCGCGCCGAGCAGGATGCCATCAAGCCCCTGCTGGCGAAGAATGGCAATCGCTTCGACCTCCTGCCATGGGACGTGCTCTGGCCGTATGCCGCGAAGGACGCGGAGTTGACGTTGCGCCTGTACGAATGGCAGTTGAACTGGCTACAAGAGCGCGATGGAGTAGAGGCGGCGGAGATATTCGAACAACTCGACCTGGAGTTCGCGGTGTCAAGGACGCTAACCCGCATGGCCTATCGCGGTATCGGGTATGATTCTCCTCGTTCGCTTGAGGAGGCGGCTAAGGCTCGCTCAATGTTGGCGCAGTTGCAGAATGCCTTACCTTTTAAGCCCACGCCGATGGGCGCACGACGTTACTTCTTCGACACACTTAAGGCCATGCCGCACTGCGTGACTAAGGAGAACAAGACGCCATCGGTGGCCGAATGCTGCGTCCGGTCTCTCATCGCGCAACGCGTGCCGCACGCGGACGAGTTTGCAGCCTTGCAGAAGGTGCAGCACGCCATTGGCACTTGGTACGAGGGCTACGCAATGGCCACGGGTGCGGACGGACGCTTGCGCACGGATTTTAAACAGGCGGGAACCAGCACTATGCGGTTTGCGTCAAAGCGCGTAAACCTCCAAGCCATCCCGCAAGATTTTCGCCTAGAGAGGCTAGAGGGCATCGTTACGCCGCGTAGTCTCTTTATGGCGAAGGAAGGGTACGAGTTGTGGGAGTTCGACCTCGCACAGGCCGAGGCACGAGTAGCGGCGAAGGTGGCCAAGTGCGTGCCCTGGCTCGAGATGTTCGAATCGGCGGAGCCCCGCGACTTGCACTCCGAGACCGCGATACGACTATTTGGGGACGCGGAGTACGAACATCGGCAACTGGCGAAGCGCGCGAACTTCTCGCTCATCTACGGCGTCGGCCCCACGACCTTTAAGCGCGATACCGAGAAGCAGGCGGGGCTCATCCTCACCGAATATGAGGCGCGCAGCATCGTGGAGTCGTGGCGCAAACTCTATCCGGAGTTTGGTAGGGCGGCGAAGCGTTGGGAGCGCACGGCGACGACGCAGGGACGCGTGCAGTTGCTCGACGGGAGGTGGCGATACTTCGCACCACACGAGGAACTGCATAAGGCGTTTAACGCCGTGATTCAGGGCTCGATTGCGCAGTTCGTCAAGCGATGGATGGTGGCCACCGACGAATACGCCGACGTGCTGCTGCAGATACACGACTCCATCGTGGTCGAAGTGGATAAGAACAGCGAAGACGTCATCGACACCATCGTGGAAACCGGCACGTGGATGGCGACCGAGTTCTTTGAAGTGCCGATGTACGCCGAATCGAAGCAGTGGAAGACACTTGCCGACGAACAAACGGTGATGGTAGCCTAGATGAATGACACGAAAGCGAACAGCCTACGATGGCTCGGACAAACAAAAAGAATATATGCGGAAGTACAACAAAGAATACCGACAACGCGACAAACGAACGATGGTCGATGCTTATGGTGGCCAGTGTGTGTGTTGCGGCGAGAAAGAATTAGTGTTCTTGACCGCCGATCATATTGGGGGCGACGGGGCGTCTCATCGCCGCAGCGTGGGGTTAGAGCGTGGTTCAATGTTGCGATGGCTCAAAGAAAACAACTACCCGCCCGGTTTTCAGATTTTATGTTGGAACTGCAACGCAGCCAAACACCTGGTAGGCATCTGTCCGCACCAATTGTCCACGAGACAAACTCTATGGTAGCGTAGTGGGTATGCGACGAGTCCTAGCCATCGACCCCGGCGAAGTGCACTGCGGTATTGCTATTTTCGAACCCGCCAAGATGGTGCTGACTAAGTCAGCGTACACGTGCGTACGCACCCTCGAAGTGTCACCCGCCGACTTATTCCGGTTGGTGGAGTTCGAACCCCTCGACGTCGTGGTCATCGAGGAGTTCCGGCTCTACCCCGACAAGGCCGGGGTGCAGGGATATAGCCAACTCAAGACCGTCGAGGTCATCGGCGTGGTGCGCTACCTGTGCGAGCGCGAGAAAGTGGAACTGGTGCAACAGGGCGCGTCCATCAAGCGCGTAGCGCGAGCGCAGATGGCGGCGCGGGGAGTGCCGAACCTCGCGACGGCGTTGGGCAAGGGCGGGCACGCTGCCGATGCCGTTTTGCACGGCTGGTGGTACACTAACAAACCGGACAAGAAGTCGAGATGAGAAGCCAAACCGAACGTGACCAGGCCATGGTTCGCTATTACGCCGTGCGTGAGGCGAATAAAGAAAAGCAACGAATCATTCGCGCTCGAAGCCGCGTGAAATCGCGACGTGAGACCATCGACGCCTACGGCGGCGTGTGTGCCTGTTGCGGCGATTGGGCTACCCACAGGGCGAGTTCCAGGTCTTGTGCGCTAACTGCAACATGGCCAAAGAGCGAGTAGAAGGATGTCCGCATCAGTCAAACAAATCGACCAAAAGCAGTGCCAAACAGAAAGAGAGTAAGTAATGCCAGGCAAGATAGTGGTAGTGAGCGGGGGCCAGTACGGCTCTGAGGGTAAAGGCTTAATTGCCGGTCACCTCAGCGTGACGGAGAAACGCCCGCTGATGGCCGTACGCGTGGGTGGGCCGAACGCGGGCCACACGGTGTGGCGCGATGGCGTGGAGTTCAAACTCCAGTCCTTGCCGGTTGCGGCAGCGGTGCGCGATAACGCACTGCTGGTGTCGGCGTCGGGTAGTGAGGTGGAGTGGGAGCAGTTGCAGAAGGAGTTGCGCCAGACGGCGCGTTACGACACGCGCAATCGCTACTACCTCGACGACCAGGCCACCATCATCGACCCGGCGTACCAGGGCATGCACGCGTCCTCGTCGAGGTGGGGTGGCACCGGCAAGGGAGTGAACCGCGCACGAGCCTCTCGCATGATTCGAGACGCGGAACTCGCAATGTCGTGGGCTGGGCTCGACGGTGCTCCGCTATTGACCGATACGGCGGGCATGATGCGCGAATGGCTGCGGACCGATGGCTGCGTGATGATTGAGGGCACGCAGGGCTACGGCCTGGGCACGCACGCGGGCGAGTACCCGCACTGCACCGGCAACGACTGCACGGCCATCGACTTCCTTAGCCAAGCAGGACTGTCGCCGTGGATGGCGTCGGAGTTCGAAGCGTGGGTCGTGCTGCGCACCCACCCCATAAGGGTGGCGGGCAACTCGGGGCCGTTTCACGAAGGCGAGACGTCGTGGGAAGAGTTGCGCACGACGTGGGGGGACCACATACCCACCGAGCAGACGACGGTGACCAAGAAAACGCGGCGAGTGGGCAACTGGGACCCGCGATTGGCTCGGGCCGCTGTCGAGGCTAACGGTGGACCAGTAGGTGCAGTGCACGTGGCCCTAACGTTCTTTGACTACGTGCGCCCGAGTATTGCGAATTGCACCAGCAGCGAGGTGTGGAGCGAGGACCCTTTGCTAAACGACTACGCCGACGACATCGGGCAGAAAATCGAACTGGTGGGTACGGGCGTGGCGAGCGTAGTGGACTTGAGGAAATCATGAGCACGCTATATTGCATAACGTGTCACGGAATGACCGAGCGCGACGAGGAGGGGCGCTGCTGCGTGCACAACGCCGCCAAGCAACCGGAGCCAGTGATATCGACTCCCGTCGTGGAGTTTCGAGACTTGTCATGGCACAGCGAAGAGCCCGTAGCGGCGCGACCAACGCAGCCGCAGCGAGAACTCGCGGATTGGTGGTTAGGTCTGGCGAGGCGAGAGTTCGACCAGACCATGGACAAGGCGCAGGAGTACGGAGGCGACGACCTAGCCTATATGGGCAACATCTTGGCCGACTGCTTCAACGAGAAGGCACACCCGCAGGTGAACGCTGCCGAAATCGCCATCGCGTTTTACTCGCTGGGCAAGATTACGCGCATCATCGGGGCGTACAAGGACGGACGCCTACCATCGGACGATTCGTGGCTGGACCTACACGTGTACGCAGCGATGGGCATTAGGGCTCGGGAAGTGGGAGGTTGGCCGAATGGCAACTAAAACAGCAAAAGTGGAGACAGAGGCACAGCACGTCTACGCAGTAAATGCGGTGTCGCACAAGGACTTAGCGCGCATTGCGGGGGCCACACATGCTATATCGGGTGCGCCTTGCTCAATTCATAACCACGCGCAAGGTTTAAAGTGCAACGAGCAATGCTATAACTGGCCAATGGAGAAATCATGAGCGTGGAAACCGAGATAACGTCGCACTATTACGTGCTCGACGAGAACTCCAGGAGTGACATCGAGCGCATGGCTCGCCAGCACTTTAGCAACGTCGGCGCAGCGTCCCTGGTGCACACGCACAGCAAATGGTCATCGCCCCTGCAGCGCATGCGCACGGCGTGCAACGAGAGTTGCAAGACGATAGCGACGGACCAGCGATGATTAATACCGTGCGATTCGAATTGGAACCAGGCGCACTGCTTCCCAGTATCGCGAAGGTGGGCGATGCGGGGCTGGACCTCGCGACGTGGGGGGACGGGGAAGGAGCGCTGATCGAAGCGGGCGAGCGCACGCGCATCTACACGGGAGTCAAGGCCCTGCACCTGCCGGGTTGGGCGTTCGGTCTCCTCCACACGCGCTCGTCCACTCGCGAGCGTTGGGGGCTGGAGGTGCGCAGTTCGGTCATCGACACGCTATATCGCGGGCCGCTGTACATCGGCGTGCACAACGTGAGTGATCGAGCCGTGGTGGTGCCTTCGGGCACGCGCCTGGCGCAGTTGGTGCTCATGCAGAATTGTGCGATAAACGTCCGAATCGAGCAAGGGGTAGTGGATACGAGGACTGAGCGAGGGTGCGATGGGTTCGGTAGCAGCGGTCACTGAGTCGGAGAAGGCACACACGCCAACTCCGCGCAAAGGCAGCGTGTCGCTGGGCTACGCGGCATGCTTCACGTGCGGTAAGACCATCAAGGTGACTGGCGGGCATTTGGGCGGCACTCAAGTGCTTCATTGGCGACACTGGCGACACAACAAGAAGTAGTGTAGGATGGAGTGTCGAAGGGGCAACCATGAAAGCATGCGAATACGTGAGGAACAGCGACCGGTGCAGGCGCGAGTTGGAGCACGAGGGGCCACATTACGTGAGAGCCGATGACGGGTTCGGAGTGATGACAGTCGCAAATAGCGAGGCAGCAAAAAAAGCAATAGTGGGGGAGCAGGCATGATGGAAAAATACCAGATTCGAGTGCATCAACTCGGAGGCAACGCCGTGGAGCACGAAATCGAGGCCGACGCGGTCACAGTGGCCGATGGCGTCCTGCACTTGTGGAACGAGGGCGAGAACGTCTTTAGCGAAGACGCGTCACGCATCACGTCCTTGACCGCATCGCTGGAAGGCAGCGCGGAGGCCGAAGGCAGCGAGCGCGTAAGCATCCACGACGCTGACGAGTCGTAGAGTGCGAAGGCTGCAGTGCTGGTGGAGCAGTCGTCATCAGTGGCGCATATTGGGCTACGGGATAGACGGTAGGCAATATCAGCGCTGCAGCCGATGCGGCAAGAGGCGGTCGCGCATGTCCTGTGGACAAAAGGTAGGAGAGATGACCCTTTCGACCAGTATCGAATGCAGCAAAGACCTTGACACGTGGGCAACCCCATGACGCCGACTCGCGTGTTGTCGTTGGTCAAATCGCCGTGCGACCGCAAAGAATGTGAACTGTACAAGAAGGTGCACCCTCGGTGCCGGGCACACAATCGCAAGGGCAAGCCGTGCGGAATCTCACCCATGACGGGTCAATTCGTTTGTCGCCTACACGGGGGCGACAATCCGCAGGCCAAGGCCAACGCGACTAAGCGAGTGGCACTCGTCGAGATACAGCGAAGGGCGGCGCAACTCGTGGCCTTCAACGCCGACGACCAGGAGACGCCAGAAGCGGGACTACTGCGCGAAGTGCTGTGGTCGGGGCAGGTGGCGCGTGCGTTGGGCGAGGCGTGCGAGGCGCTGGAGGATTGGCAGTTGTCGCACGTCGGGCCGAGCGGCGAGCGCCTTAACCCGCTACTGCAGGCGTGGTCGGAGGAGCGCATACAGCATGCTCGACTCTGCAAGATGGCACTCGACGCTGGTATCGAGCAGCGGCAAATCGACATCCTGGAGACGCAGGCTGGGCGTATCGTGGCTGCGATGCTGTCCCTACTGCAGTCGCCACGTCTAGGGCTCTCCGCCGAGACCATCATCGAGGGGCGCGTGGTCGCCGCCGAGATTCTAAGGACGATGCCGCGTGATTGAACGTGGGTAAGGCTGCACGTCGTCACACCCGCGAACTACGCAGGAGTGGTGAGGCGGCGCGCTTCGGCTGTGGCCACTGTCCTGGTGTGTCGTTCAAGTGGCGCAACTCCTGGAACGAAGCCCGCAAGGACTGGGAGCGGCACAACCACGACTACCACACGGGCAACCGATGAAACGGGTACCGGGTGCGGGGCGGGCGCGAGGACGGTTGGCAGGACATCGAGCGGGGTGCTTGACTCTGTGACAAGGGTGTGGTAGACTGGTTTAACGAACCACCGACCAAAGGACCACCACCATGACCAAATCAATCAACGAAGACGAGCGCCTGAACAACGCGCGCAATCTGGCGGCTATCGACTTCGCCAACGGCAGCCACCAGGACGCCATCAACCTAATCGCCCGGCTGCGCTTGCAACTGGAAGACTACAACGAGATGGCCGACGACGAGACCACCGAGTCGGTCGATGAACTCGACATGGAGCGCCACCACCTGCACTACTGCCAAGACTGCTTTGAGTACGTCAAGGACGGCGCGCGGACGTGTGACTTCTGCGGTAGCGACAAGCACGTGGAGGGTAGCGACGATGACTGAGCGTGTCCACGCGGCAAATGTCGTGATAGGCTGGGGTATGCGGTCGCACAACATCACCACCCAACGGTTCGACGCTACGCGCGAGCCGCGCAGCCACGTGCGAATCCTGCCACGCGAACCGGTAGGCAAGCCAGCCATATTGCGAGAACTGCAACGCATGGCCGACCGAGTGACTGCAATATGAAGCGCCGCTTATTCTGGTTAGTGCCGCTGGTTGCGGTACTGCTGCTGGTGTTCTTGCCCGAGACCGAGTCGGGCGCTTGGGCACTTAACGACGAGCAACTCACCTATCAAGCGGTAGCCTGGTGAGCGATATTGAACTGGAGGCCGTAAGTGTGGTGTGCCCGCTGTGCGGCGTCATGCAGGAGTGTGCGGTGGTGCTTGGCTGGACCTTAGCCGACATTCGCACGCTGCAGAACCACTTGACCGACACCTGCCAATACGTGACCACCCTGCACCATTCGGGACGCGAGAGGAGGTGATGCCCGTGAACCCAACGAGTAGTAGCAGTGCGCTCTAACCCCCAAGCATTGGAGAACCGTGACTCACCTTCTACGCAAAACCAGCCTCATCATCACATTGGCCGTCGTGCTGGCGACGGGCTCGCCTGTCGCCGCTTCGGCTGTGACTCATCATCACCCGCACCCCCTAGTCAGCGCGGCGATATTGCGCAAGACGCTCAACGTCCACAACTGTGAAGAGCCAGTGTGGAACGTTAGCGGGCCACAATACTTCGGCGGGCTCGGCTGGCTCGACGCTACCTGGCTGATGTACAAAGCGCCGTCGTTCCCGCGCTACATGTCGCAGGCGACGATTGAGCAGCAAGCCTGGGCGATGGCGCACTTCGTAGCCGCCAACGGCGGCTGGTGGCCCGACCAGGGACACTGCACGGGCGGCTATTGACCCAAACCGCGTGCTTCACTGGTTTCCGTGCAGGCACGTGGGTGAGCGAAGACGGACAAGATGAAGGCTGGCGCGACCGGGCCAAGTGTAAAGGACAAACCGACCTTTTCTTCTCGCCGCACCCTCGGGACGTCGAGGCCGCTCGCCTGATTTGCGACTCGTGCCCGGTGCGCTTTTCATGCCTTGACTACGCGCTCGACCACCACCATCGCATTGGCATGTGGGGTGGCGAGTCAGGACGGAGTCGCCGCTTGCTGCAACGTCTCCGCAAAGCGACCGAAGCGTGCTAGGCTGTCCCCATGTCGTCCGCCCAATAAGGAGCACAGCCCGTGGCCAACACCTACCTGACTAACAACAACTCAAACGCGGCGGTAGAGGCGTTGTTCCCCTCGGCGGCCATCACGCGCACCTGCACCGCGACCAACGGCACCACGACCTTGACCTACGACGTAACCACGGCGGCGCTGATTTTGGCGGGCATGACCGTGACCGGCGCGGGCATCACCTCCGGTGGCTTGGTGGTCTCGGTCAACTACACGACCGGCGTGGTGACCCTCACGGGCACCATCACCACCTTGACCGTCAGCGCCTACGTCTTCACCATGGCGCAGTGGGCGAGCCTGCACACCGCATCGCCGGGGCAGACCGGAGCCAACGAAGCCTCGGGCGGTTCATACGCTCGCCAGTCCGTCACCCTGGGCATCGCCGCGTCGGGAGTCAAAGCCTCGACCAACAGCCAAACGTTCACCGCGATGCCGAGCGTGACCATCACCCACCAGGGCTATTGGTCTGCCGTGTCTGGTGGCTCGTGGAACGGCGGCACGGCGTTAGGCTCCTCCCTCGTCGTGCCGTCGGGTGCCACGGTGTCGGCAGCCGTAGGCGCACTAACCGTCGCAGTACAGGGCTAAGGAGGCCACATGCAGTTCCATCCGACCAAAACGTACAACGGCGACAACGAGGACGGCACGCCGAACTTCACCTTTGACTTCGACGACCCGGCCAATCCGATGCCCGCCACGCATCACATCTTCTGGACCGGCCCCATCTCCACGACGCTGCGCATGGACGACGGCACGCCGTATAACGTGACGGACAAGTTCATCGGCATTCACGTCGACCATGATGCGGAACTCAAGGCCAAGATTCGGGCCTTTCACGTCGAGCATGGCACGTTCGAAGGGCTGGTGCCCAGCGACGAGTTTGTCGTTCAAGTGGGCGACGCGCCCGCAGAGGCTGCACCCGTACCGGAGGCGTAATCGTGGCCGACGCACCGCTCGTTGTCCTAACACCCGCGCAAGCCGCCACCGCCCGCACCAACGGCTGGCTGGTTTACTCGTCCGCAGTGTCCGTCACGGTGGAGTTGGCGGACCCGAACTGGGCCACTCCCAAGGTCACTCCTCCGGTTACGCCACCCCCGTCGCCCGTACCCGCGCCGGGCTTCAATCTGCCTGCCGTGGCTGCGGGCTTCAAGCGCGTACTGGCGGAGGCGTGGACCTCGACGACACTTAACGCCGCGCTCTGGACCACGCCCTACAACGGACGCAGTGAGGGCGGGCAGACGGGCTTCTTCGTCGGCAAGCATACCGTGCTCAAGGGCGACGGTTGGCTGCGACTGCAAGCCTACCCCGACCCGGCGGGACTCGCGCAGTGCTGGCAGTACGATGCGACTATCGCGGCGCACGTCAACCAATGGGGCGGCGCGGGCCTGCAGAGCACCGCGCTCTTTCCCGCCACCATGAATCTCGCCTTCGTCGCCAAGTGGGACACGATGCCCGGCATGACGCCTATCGTCTTGCTCATGGGGCGCAAGAACTGGCCACCGGAAATCGACATTCTAGAGATGAACGCCGCGCTCAAGGGCGGAGTGCCCCAGCCCTACCAGCAGTCGTACCACTACGCCGCGCCCAACTCGCAGTTCCAGGTGGCCGTCGTCATCGCGGCGGGAGCGGACCTCAGCCAAGAGCACCTGTGGGTGTTCAAGTCGACCACCACGGGTGCGATCACTACGGTGACCGACGCTGCGGGCAACGTGGCGGCCACGTGCACGGTGACGTACGCGGACCACACCGCCGTGGCCGTGGACCCGACGAACTCGTACTCGCTGGCCACGCCGCAGTTCCTCGGACTGCAGCACCAAACCGGAGACCCCGGCAACCCGCCAGCCGACGCGAGCGTGACGGCGGCCAACCCGATAACGATGTACGTGGGTCCCGTCGCGGTAGACATCCCGGCGTAAGCCGTGAGCATCAGCCTCGCGGGTACCGCGTTCTACAGTAACTTCGGCACGAACGTCAGCACGCTGGCCGTGTCCAACGTCGCCATCGGCAACTATCGCATCATCAGCACGAAGGTCTCGTCAGGCACGTCGTTTCCCGTCTCCAGCATCTCGGGAGGCGGCGTCACGACCTGGACCAAACTCTACTCCATAATCGAGACGGTCACGGAGCCGGGCAACTACGAGATTTGGGGTGGCGTGGTCACTGCCACTGGCGCGCAGACGATCACCGTCAATGGGTACAGCGCGACGGGCGTAAGCAGTGAACTGTGGTCATCCGAGCCCGCATGGAGTGGTGGGATACCCGCGTCGTGGGCTTTCGTGGTGGGGGGAATCACCCTGGGCGCGAGCGGTGTATCATGGGCCTTTCCGTCGTTGACCTCCGATGCGGGAACCAATCAAGCCTATTGGGGCACAACTCGTGGTGGTGGGACCACCATCACCGGCACGACCACTACCGGCTTTACTTGTTCAGCGGCCAACGCCAACGGCAACGCCTCGATTTTCGACGGCACGCTGGCTGCCAGCACGGCCTACGCACCCGTGGTCACGCCCACTCCCACCACGACGGCCTGGGCGGAATGGGGCGTCATCATTCAAGCCATCATGCCGCTTACGGACGGATTGGTGGCTACCTTCTCGGGCACCGACTCCACGCTGTCGCTGGCCGAAAGCGCGGGATTCGTGGCCACGTTTACCGGAACGGACACGCCAGTGGTCCAGGTCCCCATGGTCGGGGCCTTTATTGCTAACTACGCGGGCACGACGGCTCTGTCTTTGGCCATTCACGACGCGTTTGTCGCTACCTACGCGGGGAGCGCCGCACTCTCCGCGCCCGTGGTCTTGACTGACGCTTTCGTAGCCGCGTACCTGGGGAGTGCCGCACCGATAGTCAAGGTCCCGCTAGGCTCCGCTCTACTGGCGCAGTTCACCGGTACGGACACGCCATTGATTAAGGTGCCGTTAGCGGACTCGCTCGTGGCTACCTTCACCGGCACTGCCGCCCTATCGCTGGCCACGTCTTCGGCGTTCGTCGCTTTGTTCTCGGGCTCGGACGCGCCGCTGGTCCAAGTCCCGCTCGCCATCAACTTCTTGGCCGCGTACGCGGGCGCGGTGGCGCTCTCGCTCGTCGTCTCGCCGGGCCTGGTGGCGTCGTTCACTGGCACGGATACCGGCCTGTTGGTTAAGGTCCCACTGTCCGACGGCCTGGTCGCGTCCTTTACCAGCACCAGCGCCTTGGCGTTGGCGATATCTCCTTTGTTCTCCGCTGTCTTCTCGGGCTCGGCGGGGCTGCTGGTGCAGGTGCCCCTACCGAGCGCCTTCCAGGCCGTGTTCACGGGTTCGGCGGCGCTTTCGCTGGCGACCTCGTCGGGCTTCGTGGCCGCCTACGTCGGTAGCGCGGTGCTGACGGGGGGCGCTCAACTCGCCACGGCCCTGGTAGCGGCCTTTACCGGCGCGGCCACACTAATCACCAAGGTACCGCTCACCAGCGCGTTTACGGCGGCGTTCCTGGGCACGGCTTCACCGATTCCGCAACTGCCGCTCGCCGATGCGACTCTGGCGGCGTTTACCGGGACCGCAGCGTGGGTAACCAAGGTGCCACTCACTAGCGCGCTGCTCGCGCTGTTCACGGCCACCGACTCCGCACTGGTGCAGGTGCCCCTCGTCGGCGCGACCTTGGCGCAGTTCGTGGCCACGATAACGCCGTTGGTCAAGGTGCCGCTTACGGGTGCGCTGGTCGCTACCTACTCGGGGGCGGGAGCCTTAACTCTGCGAACTTCCGCCAACTTCGTGGCCACGTTCGTCGGCACCGACTCGCTGCTGGCCGGGGTGTCGCTGGCCGACGCTTTCATGGCCGCCTACTCCGGTGCGGGAGTTCTAACTCTTCGAACTTCTGCGAACTTCGTAGCGACGTTCACCGGTACCGACGCCCTGGTCACCCAAGTGCCGATGACGGGAGCGCTGACGGCCGCCTACTCGGGCAACGCAACCGGCGTCATACGAGTGCCCCAGTCCAGCGCGTTCGTGGCTACCTATTCAGGCGGGTCCACCGTCGCGGCGAAGGTGCCCGCCACGTCGTCGTTCACTGCATCGTATTCCGGGGGCAGCACCCTAACCGTAGTGATTCGGGGGAGTGGCGGGCTCGTAGCCACCTACTCGGGCGGGGCTACGACCACTCGGGCCAGTGCGGCCACAGCGGCGCTGTTGGCTACGTTCAGTGCGGGCACTATCGAAGTATGGACGCCTGCGCTGTGGTATCGAGACTTCACCATCATCGCCTTTAGGCGGGGCTACTCGGCTAGCGTGAGTGCGGGTTCGTGGTCTACTCAAATGCGCAATGCCCTAAGACGTTCAAGTGAACCCGAAGCGTCGTGGTACGCTGGAGGATTGACGACCAATCGAACGTCGGCAGCGCCGAGATAGGAGAATGAAAATGAACCTACCCGCGCTCTCGACCGAGTACGTGTACTGTGACGTGCGAGTCAACGACGTGGCTCTGGTCGGCGACCCGTCCACCGATACGGTGCAGTTCACCTTCTGGAAAGACCTGAGTTCGAGCCCCGACGGCACTGCCACCTGGGTCACGGCGTCGTGGGTACCGGGTGGAGGCCCGGTGGTGTGGACGGCGCGGTGCCTGGTGGGACCGGCTGGCGACGAATCGGCGCTGGTGCTGGGGTCCACCTACGCTGTGTGGCTCAAGTTCGCCGACTCGCCCGAGACGCCCATCATTCGCGCGGGCACCGTTACGGTCATATGAGCCTGCTACTTAGCCCTTTCGAACTCGCCGCCGACCAACTCGACCCGCAGTTCTCGCTGGAGGAGATTAGCCAGGGCATGCAGTCGTGGCGCTCGGTGCGCCGCCCTTCGCAGTGCGCGCCCACCACTCCCGCCGACTGGTATCTGTGGTTCATCCTCGCCGGTCGTGGTTGGGGCAAGACGCGCACCGGGGCCGAGTGGCTGCTCGACGAGATGAGCGCCTTTCCCTACTACCGCTACGCCGTCATCGGGGCCAACACCGACGAGACGCGCGACACGATGGTGGAGGGCGAATCCGGACTACTGGCCTGCGCCGAGAATCGCAAGATGCGCGTGGATTGGAACCGCTCACTAGGCCACTTCAAGATACGGGGCGGAGCACGCGCCGACACCTACACGGCGGAGAAACCGGACGGCGTGCGTGGACCTAACGTCCGCTCGGCGTGGTGCGACGAGCCCGCGTCGTGGCGTTTCGGTCAAGAGACTTGGGATACCCTGCAGTTCATGATGCGCAAGGGCGACCCGCGTATCTGCGTAACCGGCACGCCGAAAGCCACACCGTTTATCAAGTTCCTGATAGCGCAGGCCGACGTCATCACCAAAGGACGGAGCAAGGACAACGAAGCCAACCTCAGCAAGAAATACTACAGCCGCGTCATCCTGCCTTACATAGGCACACGACTGGGCCGCCAGGAGTTGGACGCCGAAATCCTGGAGGACGTGGACGGTGCGTTGCTCAAGCAGAGCGTCATCGACGCCAACCGCGTGACGTCGGTGCCTATGCACCAAGAAATCGAGAACAACGCCTACGTGGACGTGGCCGACCTTATCGCGCTGCTGGTGAGTATCGACCCGTCAGTGTCCGACAACCCCGCGCGCAACGCGTTGACTGGCAAGAGGCAGCGCGAGTCGGACGAAGCGGGCATCATCGTGGCGGCGCTAGGCGAGGACAATCACGGCTATTTGCTCGACGACCGCTCGGGTCGCATGAAAGGTGAGAAGTGGGCGGGGCTCGCGCTAGACCTGTATGACCAGTATGAAGCCGACCGCATCATTGCGGAAGTAAACAATGGCGGGGACCTCGTCGAAGTAACGCTGCGCTCGGTGACGACGGCACGCGGGCTGCAAATGCCACGATTTAAGCAGATAACCGCGAGTCGAGGCAAGGACGTACGCGCGGAGCCCGTGGCTGGGCTGCACGAGCAGGGACTCATTCACTACGTCGGCAACTTCCCGAAACTGGAAGACGAATGGACGTCGTGGATACCGAAGCAAAAAGGGCAGGCATCCCCCAACCGAATGGATGCAGAGGTGTACGCTTTTAGCGAACTCCTCTTACGCAAGCAAGGCCGACAGTTGGGATACTCAATACGATGAGCGCGTTAGAACGAATCCGGTCGGTGATATCCGGGGAGCAACGGGCGCTCTCGTCGGCAATGGAGCGACTGGGAGGCTCTAGTATCGAAATCCGCGACCCTAGCGCAGCCACCAACTCCATATCGCCGTACGCCGCTATGAGCAAGACCATGGTGTCGGAGTGGAACGCCGACGAAGCGATTCGACTCGCGTACTACTCCAACGTCTTTGTTTACCGCTGCGTGCAAGCGTGCGCCACGGCCATCGGTGGGCTGGCCTTCCGCGTAGGTAGCGACCCCGAGAAACCGGACATTTTCGACCCCAAGGCACCCATGGCGGTATTGCTCTCGCCGCCCCCCGGCGGTCCCGCGCCCGGCGTGTCGGCGCGTCGTCTGTTTGCCTGGACCGTGGCCCAGTACATGATAACTGGCAAGTACGCTTGGGAAATCGAGGGCACGGAGCCGGGCGGTCAAGGCGACATCGCCAACCTCTGGCCCCTGGTATCGTGCGCCCTGCACCCCAAGCCCAGTAGCGGGGGCAACGCGTACTTCACCGGCTACGCGTACGGCAAGCCCTCGGCGGACAAGAACAAGATAGTGGACATGCAACCCGACCAAGTGTTCTACGGGTGGCGACCCTCACAGCACGACTTTCGCCAGCCCGAGTCGGCGCTCATGGCCGCGAGACTCGGCGTCTCGGTCGCCGTCATGCAGGACCGCTACGACTTCGCGTTCCTGCGCAACGACGCACGACCTGCGGCCATAGTAGTGCACGAGGCATTCAATCTCGACCAGGAGCGCGACGCCTTCATCCGCGCTTTTCGCGGCGACTTTCGCGGACCGGACAACGCGGGCAAAGCGCTGTTTATTCAATCAATGGGCGACGGTCCGGGGGGAGTGGCGGGCGCAATCGACGTCAAGACCTTAGGTCTCTCGCAGCGCGACGGCCAATTCATTGCTCGTTACGAGCAGAAGATAGCCGAGATTTGCGTGGCCCTGGGCACGCCGATGTCGATTCTTGGTGACTCCAGCAAGCGCACCTACGACGCGGCCAACGTCGAGCACCGTAACTGGTGGGAGGGTACGCTGCAGCCGCTGTGCTTCGAAATCGCTGACGAAATCAACATGCAACTCGCCCCGCGCTTCGGCAACGAGGTGGGCTGGTTCGACTTTTCGCAGATTAAGGCGCTGCAGTCGGACTCGCGCCTGCTCGCGCTCGGGGCCATCCTGCCATTGATGGTGGGCTCGGGCCTGCCCATCGCCACCAGCGAGTTCCGCAGCGAGTTGGGCCTGCCCGAAGAGCGACCAGACGACCCAGTCAATGAGGCGAAACTCGCGGCGCAGAAACTCGCCAATATCCCGCCCGCGTTACGTCCTGGCGCTACCCCGAGCGACCTACCGGTGGGCGACGGCAAAGCCCCCACCGATAAGCCGGGCGTGGGGACGGGCGACGGCCCGCCTGCCGCCTTGCCCCCCGGTGCGCCCATAGGAAAACTCGCCGCTGAACTGGTGGAGATTCGCGGGCGCACTCGTGAGGTTCGCGAGGTGGAGTGGCGAGCGGTGGACAAGAAGGTGGCCAGCATGGAGCCTATCTTTGCCGACGCCATCACGCTAGTGTTCAAGAAGCAGGAGACGTCCGTACTCGCGCGCTTGGGTGGCCGGCGTGGCCGTGACCTGGAGACTCGCAAGGACGCGTCTAAGGTATTCGATAAGAAGCACTGGGCAGCCGAGACCGCTGACGCGATGCGCGGACAGTACGCCGTTATCGCGACTGCAGCCGGTGAAGCCGCTAACGCGAAAATAGGTACGCTCTACCAAAACTCGACCGGTGACATCTACGGTTACAACGTCAAGGACCCGCAGGCGCAAGACTTCATCGATGCGCGGGCCAATCAGTTGGCGGGGTCGGTCACGGACTCGACCTACGACGCCATACAGAACCAGATGGATGAAGGCGCGCAAGCGGGCGAGTCGATACCGCAGATTGCCTCGCGCATTCAAAACGTCTTCGACGTGGCGACGACTAGCCGCGCCGTGATGATTGCGCGCACGGAGGTCATCGGCGCGTACAACGGCGCTACCGACCAAATCGCGAACTCCCTGCCTAGCGACGTGGCGGCGGGCGAAGAATGGATAGCGGAATTGGACGACCATACGCGGGCGGCACACGAGGCAGCAGACGGCCAGCAGGTGGCTTGCGGCGACCCGTTTAGCGTAGATGGCGAGGACTTGCAATACCCCGGCGACCCAGCGGGCTCGCCCGAGAACGTTATCCAATGCCGATGCACTCTCGGCATCCTGACCCCTGCGGAGTTTAGCGGTCGCTCGGCCAACAAGATGGAGACCCGTTTCGACTTGCGGGGGTTACGCGACGGGCTATGGGAGTAGCCCACTTCGTCTCTCCCACTACTGCTACACTGGAGGAATCATGACAAAGACCCTAGAGCGCCGAAGCGTTGAGCATCGCGTAGTTAAGTGCCGGGTCCTGGAGACCCGCGCCGCAGGCGACGGCGTACCCGCACAGGCGTGGATTCGAGTCAACGACTACACGCAGACCGACACCTACGGCACGCGGTTTGCGCCGGGCGGCTGCAAAGCCTACATGGACGCGCATCCCAACCGCCCAACGTTTCTGTACGGGCACGGCATGCAGGGCGGCATTCACTCGGTGCTCGGGCATGCGGTGGACTGGCGCGAGGACAACACTGGGCTCGACGTCCTTATGGAGTTCGACGATTTCGACGCTGTGCCCGCTGCTCGGCAGGCGTACGCGCAACTGCAATCCGGCACGTTCGACTCGTTCAGCGTCGGGTTCATTCGCGAGATGGACCAACGCGACCCAACCGACTCATTCACCATCATCACGCAGTACCAACTACCGGAGGTTAGCATTGTGGTCGAAGCCAGCAACGCAGGAACGGGGCTAATCACTCTGTCCGGGACTCGGGGCTCGCAAGCCGACGTGGTGGCGGGCGTGCTATTGCGCATGGCTACGGGCGAACTGTCGCTGACCGACGCCTTGGCTGAGACGCGCGACGCACTAGCGCACCCAGCGGGCGACACGGGCTCGCAGGTGCTGCCCAGTGACATCGTGGACTTGGCCAGCAACGTGGACGCTGCGGTGGATGCTATCCGTGCGGAGTTGACCACCCCTACCAGCGACGACAACAGCCAAGCGTTGGCACTGGTGGGACTCGCAGAGTCCGCGTGTGACGCACTGCTCGACGCGCTCGACGTGGGAGACCCCGACGACGCACCGATGCGCGCGGCGCGAGACGCTGAACGACGCAGCACCGCCCCCAACGCCGTGCAATGCCCAGTGTGCAAGGGCAAGGGCACCATCCTGCGCGGTAACCGCAAATGCCCAGTATGCAAGGGTGACGGCAAGGTCTTGCCTAAGACGGCGGTTAACGCGGGACGTAGCGACGACTTCACCGTCGAAGTGTGGGCCGCGATGACTGATGAACAGCGCGAGACTGCGCTAGCCGCAGAAGAGGATGCGGCTACGGAGGCACGCAACCAGGCCGAAATCGAAGTTCGCAACGCTCATCTCGCCGCAGAAACCGAAGCCGACCGCGTAATGGCGCAACTCGCTTCGCGCGGCTGGTAAGTAGTCCACTCGTTCTACGTGCGTCGTGCTAGGCTGGCGGGCGATAGGTCCTATCAACCTCAACCTTAAGGAGCAGTAAATGGGCGTTAACACAGCAAACCTGCGCGGACCGTGGGCCGTTGGCACCGCGTACGCGCAGTACGATGTAGTCGATTTTGAGGGCTACAAGTACGAGTGCATCAACGCGTCAGGCTCGACGGGCAACGACCCATCGGGTGACACGGTAGGTACCTACTGGGCGCTCATCGCCAGCGACGGCAACCTGGTACCCGGAACCGGTCACTTCATCGCCTTGAACGAAGCGACGTACCAGGCCGTGAACGGCGACGTTGTCCTCACCACGGTGACTGGCGCGGTCACGTTGCCCGCGCCACAAATCGGCGCGAAGGTGGACGTCATTAGCAATGGCGCGAGCATCACCTGCACCGTTACCGCTCCTGCGGGTTCGCTCGTCAACGGCGCGGCGTCGGTGACTGTGACCACGCAGTACACCAAGAAGGCGTTTTACTCGGACGGCACGAACTGGTTTGGCGCTTAGTCGCGAGGGCACCCCAACTCGAACACGGCAGCGGCCCCGCCTTCGGGCGGGGTCTCGCTGTATCCGGGGCCGGTTTGACCGGGTACTTGACACGGGGACAAATGGGTGATAGACTGGGGATATGAAGAACCAGACTACCGCACAAGGAGCCAAGACCATGACCACCACCACCACCGGAGCCGTCGAGCGAGCATTGGGCGACCTGGTCAACACGTCGCCGTTCTTGTCCGTCGAAGACTACGGCTTAGACGCCGTCGCGGTCTACGCGCAGAACATTGAATACACCAGCGAGTTGCTGGTGGCCGAGGCCATCGTTGTTTTGCAGAGTGCGGGATTCACCATCAGCCGCAGCGTCACTAACGGCATCACCACCGCAATCGTGCGGAGGTTCTAACATGTCCGTGCCGAATAGGCAAATCCTGCGCTAGACTGGCGCATGGCTCATCACAACTTGTTCAATATCAGGGTAGAGTGCGAGTATTCGGTCATGCATTTGCCCGACGACAAGGCCACATTCGAAGAGTGGTGCTTGCAGCGCGTCAAACGCGAATGTGCGGAGCACTACATCGATTTCGACCTCGCGCGCTATCGCTACGAGTCACGGTTACTCAATCGCGACCCCGAGGGGCCGGGGCGCTCGATTCAACCGGTAATGCTGGGGTACGGCTACGACTGGCCAGAACTGGAGCCGCTGTGCGCGTCTTAATCGTCAATGCCGACCTGGGCGGGTGCGGGTTCTATCGTCTACTCGCGCCCGCCCATGCGCTACAATCGATGGAACCCGATATCGAGGTGGCGCTCGACGAGAACGGCGCGTCCATTCTGTGCGGATGGGCGGACGGACACGTCATCAGCGTGGCCCCGCTCGATTACGACGTCGTCATCTTCCAGCGACCACTCGACCAACACATCGTCGAGGCTATCCCCTTTATTCAGGCCAACGGTAGCGCGGTCGTGGTCGAGTTCGACGACGACTTCTGGAACATCGACCGCCAGAACGTCGCCTACCTGCACCCGACCAATCCGAGTACGCGGTCGCCTGCGCATCTGGCCCGCGCCTGCAGTCTCGCGGACTTGGTCACGGTAAGCACGCCGACGCTCGCCCAAGAGACGCCTGCCGCACGTGGTCGCGTTCGCGTCCTTCCCAACTACGTGCCCGAGTCCTACCTTACGACGGAAGTAAGTCCGGGGGACGCGTGGGCACTGATGGAAGGGCGCACGATAGTGGGCTGGACCGGCAATCCCGCCACCCACCCGCGCGACCTGGAGACGGTGGGGGACGCCGTGGTACGGGCCGTGCGGGGCGACGAGAGCGCAGTGTTCTTCACCATTGGTTCGCAGGCCACCGGTCGCATGCTCGGGTTCGACGCTGGAGAGTCGGCTTATTCGCCACCTATCCAGTTAGAGAACTACCCTGCGGTGGTGGCGGGTCTTGATATCGGCCTGGTACCCTTGCGACTCAATGCATTCAACGAATCCAAGTCGTGGCTCAAGGGGCTAGAGTATGCCGCTCTCGGTGTGCCCTTCATTGCCTCCCCCACGCAACAGTATGAGAGTCTTTCTCGATTGGGCGCTGGGTTGCTCGCCCAGTACCCCCACCAATGGCATCGGCACCTCAGTGCCCTGCTGGCCAGCCGTGACCTCCGAGAGCAAACGAGGGGCCACGGGAGGGAAATCGCTGCGAGTCTCACCTACGAGAAGCAGGCCCATCGATGGGCTAGCGCCTGGGAACAGGCTGTGAAGAACCACCACCAACAAAGGAGCAGCAACAAATGACGGCAATGGAACGGATGGCCGCGCATCACGGGACAGACAAGTGGGAGCACGGCTACTGTCCGCACTACGAACGCCACTTCGCGGAACTGCGCGGGGAGCCCGTTAACCTGCTCGAAATCGGGGTGTATCACGGTGGCTCGTTGCGTTTGTGGGCCGACTACTTCTATCACCCTGCGGGCTCCATTCAAGGCGTGGACATCGACCCGGCCTGCGCTGACTTAGTGTTCGATGATGAACGCGTACGTGTGACTTTGGGAGACGTCAAAGACTTTGAACCCGACCGCCCGTACGACATCATTATCGACGATGGTAGCCACCTGGGCACCGACGTCGTGGCGGCGTGCGACCGATTGTGGCCGTACATCATGCCGGGCGGGTGGTACGTGATTGAAGACCTGGCGGTGCAGTGGCATCCGGTGTGGTTGGGTGACCCGGTCAAAGGGAGCGTGGCCAGCGACCGACTGCACGACACTATCGACCTGCTGCTGCAAGAACTTGGCGAGGTGAGTGAGGTACACATCTACCCGCAAATCGTTTTCTTAAGGAAGGCGTAGTGCGAATCCTCACTGTCGGTACTTTCGACTTATTGCATGAAGGCCATATCGACCTATTTCGACGTTGTCGCGCTCTAGCCGGTAAGCATGGCACCGTGATGATTGGAGTTAATAGCGACGAGTTCGTGGAGTCATATAAGGGCGCTCTTCCTTGGGTGCCCGAATATTCGCGTTTGCGACAAGTAGAAGCATACGGCGCGGCCACCCTGCACTCGGGCGATACCGGCCACTTTATCGAGACGCGAACGCCGGAGTATCTAGTTATTGGTTCGGATTGGGCGCGCCGCGACTACCTAGGCCAACTCGGCGTCACGCAGGATTGGCTCGACGAACACCGGATTGGCGTGGTCTACGTACCCCTGGTACCCGACATCAGTAGCACCATCGTGAAGACGCACCGTGATTGACCTTATCGTAGTGGGCACAGCGGACGGTCGTGAAGAATGGGTGCGCGATGCGTCGGCGTCAATCAAACGACCGCACATAGTAGTCAGCCGCGAGGGGGAGTTCGAACTCGGCGTCATTCGCTGGTGCTTGGATAACGAGCGCTTTGACCGACTCGTCTTCTTGCAGGATTCAATGGTCATCACTGACTCCACGGTGTTCGACCGCATCGCGGTCACACCGGGGTCGATTTGCCTCAATCATGCCGCCCACATGCACTACTCGTGCCACATGGGCGTATATGATCGATGGGCACTAGAGGCAGTCGGTGTGCCTCGTGTCTACAACAAGCACGATTCCATCTATTTGGGCGAATGGGGCTGGACGCTCGGCTATCAAGCCGCAGCCGGTGCAGTCACCTGCTTTGACCACAAGCAAGAGTGGGGCGAGGCCGTGCAGTTGCACGGACGTAACAACGTGCCGCACGACACCGGCTACATGATTAAGTATCGAGCCACCGCATGAACCTTCGCCACTACTACCACATCTACGCCGTCGAGGGTTGGGAGGACGTCGTCGAAGAACACCTGACCGCACTGACCGAGAGCGGCCTAATGGACGCACTCGATCATGATGGCTTTCGAGTTGGCATCGTCGCCAGCACGCGTGAAGAACAAGAGCGAGTCTACGACTTTTGCAGCGAGAGGGTAAGCAGCGTCAACGTAGTGCGTTACTGTTATTCGGGTTGGGAGCAAGCCACGCTCTCGATGATTAGAGTGTGGGAGCACATACAAAACCGAGAGGGCGCGATATTATATGCGCACACCAAAGGTGTGCACGACCCCAGCGAAATCAACGTAGCCTGGCGGCGCTCGATGGAGGCCGTAGTAGTGCAGGGGTGGCGGGAGTGTCTTAGGAGGTTGGAGCCGGTAGACGCCGTGGGGTGCCATTGGCTGTCCAAGGAGGAGTGGCCCGATAATGTGGATACCCCGTTCTTCGGGGGTAACTGGTGGTGGGCCAAGGCCACTTACGTGCGTAGGCTCGATGAACCTTCCTATGAGAATCGATGGTTTGGCGAAACCTGGCTAGGTAGCAAGAACCCTCTCGTAGACGACCTCCTTCCGGGGTGGCCCGATTTGTCTCTTTTCCGCTCGTAGGCCCGTGAGGGGCAAGCGCCCCCAAACTGGGCTCGATGACAAGAGAAAGGCATGGAGATATGTCTCGTGGGCAAGTCGTCCACCGGACACGCTTTTGACCTAGTACGCTGGCGGGAGTACGGGGAAACCTAAAACGGGCCGATAGCGACCACCCGACTGCAAGAGCAGCACCTACAAGAAAAGGAGCCATAATGGCACCCGAAGTAAACACCTTGGAGGTCCAGCCCGCAGCCGAACTGCGGACGTCCCTCTACGAACTGGGCAACCACCTACGGGAGTTGCGCACCAAGCCCAAGGACCAGCGGTCCGACAAGTGGACGCAGGAGATGCGGGACTCCGCCCACCTCGTCTACTCGCTCGACGCGGAACTCCGCGTGGCGGAGCAGCGCGAGGTGGACTCGTGGAATCTCGCCGCGCTGACGCTCCGTCAGCAAGCGCAAGAGCGCAAGGGCGCGGGCGCGCAGGGCACCGGGGCCGGAATATCGGGTAGTGGCATCTACCACCGCTCGATGGGCCAGCAGGTCGTCGAGAACGAGCGCTTCAAGGAGTGGCGCGAGCGTGGCAACGGTTCGGGCACGTCGCCTGACATCGAAGTGCGCGCGCCGTCCGTCATCGCGGGGGACCCGTTCCTCATCGGTGAAGGCACTTACCTCGACCCGAACGGTTCGGCTGGTTTGTGGGTCCCTCGTGGCACCCCGTACCTGCCGTCCTCGGCCATCGACCAGCGCCGCCTCTTCATGCGGGATTTGCTCGCCACCGGCACCACCGAGTTGGCAGCGATTCCTTACATTCGGGAACTCAACCCCCGAGTGTACGAAGAGGGCGCGACGTCCGTGGCCGAAGGTACGCCTAAGCCCGAGGTGCAAGTCCTGTTCACGCAGGACCTCGCACCAGTGCGCAAGATTGGCGCGTGGGTCCCGGTCACGACCGAGATTCTCGAAGACGCTCCGACTCTGCAGTCCTACATCAATGCCCGCCTCGGGTACATGATTCGGGTCCGCGAGGAAGAGCAGTTGCTGAACGGCACGGGCAATGGCGCGGACATTCGCGGCATCACCAATACTCCCAACATCCAGACGCAGACTGCGGTCAGCGGCGACCACGCCGCGACCATCGGTCTCGCAATCGGATTGATTGAGAGCGTGGACGGTGACGCGGACGGCGTGGCGATGAACCCACTCGACTACTGGACCATGGTGACCACGCGTCACGCTCAGTGGCTCGACGGTTCGCCGGTTGCCACTGGTCCGGGCTCGCCCTATGGCGATGCGCCCAAGACCGTTTGGGGCATGCCCGCAGTGCGCAGTCGTTCAATTGCAGTCGGTCAGGCGCTCGTGGGCTCCTTCAAGACCGGTGCGCAGTTGTTCGACCGCAGCGCGGCCAGCATCCGAGTGGGCGACCAGCACGCCGACTACTTCACGAACAACAAGGTCGCGGTTCTCATCGAAGAGCGTCTCGCTCTCGCGGTTTACCGCCCCGACTGGTTCGTGTTGGCGACCCTGTAGGCAACCTCCGCTTACAAATAGTAATCTACCCCGGCGTTATGAGCGCCGGGGCAGTTGCTTGTGTGGGGTGCGTTAGTGAATCGGCACCTCAACACAGGGCGCGATGTAGAAGTCGGCTAAAATCTCGTCAACCGAGCAGCCTTCGTCAAGGAAGTCGTACCATTCAGCCTTGATGTAGGCTTCGATGCTCTCGATTTCGAACGTCCCGATGACATCCTTCTTGGTGTAGTTGCGGCCTATGTCGCCGCACCCAGCAGCGTGGATATGGGTCATACCTTTGTTGTCCATCTTATTGGAGAGGTTCCCCCCTAAGACGGTGACGGTTTGTGCCATTGTGTTCTCCTCTGTGGTGGTTAACTTCATGATTTAAGTCTACCATATCTTTGTCTCTCTGTCAAGTACCCCCGCCCCGCCCGGACACGGTGGTAGACTCGACCCATGAGTGCAACTGACATCAGCGGGTCCGTGACCGCCTTACAGGCCATCGCTACCACGCTGACCGCCCAACTGGAGGCTGCAGGCACCGCGACCGTCCGCAGCCAGGCCGACAGCCTCGGGCAGGTGGTCCTGCTCCTGGGGGACCTGGCCAATGTCGCCACCGAACTGGCCCCCGTGAGCCCCACCGAGACCGAACTGCCGCCGACCTACAACGGCGCGGGACAGGAGATAACGTGACTGTCGAACTAACCGCATGCGCCATCTGTGGTGGTCCTCCCGGCGAATGCAGCGACACGATGATGGCGGCGGTGCCGCTAGGAATCGGCGGCAAGCCCGTGGGCAGCGGTCAATGGAAGTCGGGTCGGTTCTTCACCACCACTTCCCGCGTAACTCGAAACGGGCGACTGGTGTACGGCATCGGCACCCCTATCCCATGGGAGGAAGCCGCCGAACTAGGACTGGTGGAACCCGAGGCCCCGCGCCTACCACCGCAACACGCGCTCATCGTCGTCGAAGTGGAAGGCGGGGATGACGACGGCGAGCCCGTAACCGAACAGCGCGTGGCGCAAGAGACCGTAGCGGCAGTAAAGCGTCGAGCGAAAAAGCCAGCGGGGCAGAAACTGCGAGCGTCTTAAATGGTAATGTGGAATCCGGTAGCGGCTGCACCGACACCGCCCATTCTCGCTGCGCCGGGCGCTATCGCGTCAGTGGTCCTACCGGAGGACATGATAGATGAGTTTGGCGCTACATACTCCGTCGACCAAGACCTGCTGGACAAGGCCACGCAAAAGGTAGAGGAGCACTTGCGTAGGCCCCTGCGCAATGCGATATGGACGCACCGATGCCGAATCTCGTACGACGGCTACGTGGATGCCATCTTCGGAGCGGCGGGCAGCGTGCGGCCACCCGCTATCCCGATTCAGCAAGTCATCGAACCTGCGGGCACGCAAGTGGTGGACCAAGTCGAAGTGCGCTACATGCCACCGGACGACGTCATGCTCGGGTTTTGGGGCTATACCTGGATTGAGCAATACGGCACACTCACGTACCAGGGCGGCTGGACCCCTGAGTCTTTGCCCAGCGAATTGCGCACCGTGATACTCAAAGTCGCGGTACGAATGTTGCGGCGTCAGACTCCAGGAACACAACTCGACCCACCCGTGCCTGGCGTAGCCAACCCCAAGGTGGGTGATGTCTCGTTTAGCACCACTGCCTCTTATGGCGGACTGTTTGACGACCACGACATCAAGATGATGCACGGCTACCGCTACAGGTCGCTACCATAGTGAACTACCACCAGCCACGACAGGTGGACCCGAAGTCTGACCGACCCGACGCGGGCAAGTGGCGTTACACCTGCATGAACGACGGCAAGGTGTGGGCCGAAGGTTACTGCGCGGGCTGTCCCGGCCACGACACCCGAGAGGGTGCGTACCAGCACCAAACGCAGTATGTCCTGGAGAACAAGGTACGTCTTGGCGTCGAGCACCCCAATGAGCAGCGCAGATGCATGAAGTGTGGCGAGTGGACGACGAAGACCGCACGCGTAGACCACCTGCACTACTACGAACTGTGCGACGAGCACTGTAACATCGAGGTCGTCACTGAACTGTTCGGCAGCGTGGGCGACTCCTACGGCAGTTGGTGAATGCATGAGTATCCCGCTCGCGACTACCGCGCTTACCGTTACGCGCCTAATGAGTGGCGACCCCAACTCCGAGCAAGACCTCGACTCCGAGACCGACTACGTCTTTCCCAACGTGCAATCGGTCGATATCGCCGTAGGACTGCGGGCCAACCTTAATGCGGGGAGCGGTGTGCGAGCCTTCGGCGCGGGTGGCGAGCGCGAGCGCGTGATGTACCGATTCCAAACCGACCCTATCGACGGCGACACCATCTTGGGAGACGACGTATTGACCGACTCGGTGGGCCAGGTTTACACGGCACTGTGGTGTCGCGCCCGCGCGGTTATGGGCATCTCCTACCTGGAAGGCGAATGCTTCCAGGAGATTGGCGCGCTCTAATGGCTGCGGGCACGTACAAGGACCTAGGCGGTAACGTCTTTCAAATGGTGGACATCGTCTATGACCCCGTGACTTTGGCGGAGTTACTGCGTGGCCCCAATGGCTCTATGGCCAAGCACGTAACTCGCGTGTGCATCCGGACCGAGACGGAGGCCAAGCGACGGTGCCCCGTCCTTACCGGTCGCCTGCGCTCCTCGATTCGCTTCATGGTGCAGGAGGAGTCCGGGGGCATCGTGGGCTACGTGGGCAGTGACGTAGAGTACACTGTGTACGTCGAAATGGGCACCGAGCACGCGGGGGCGCAGCCGTTCCTTCGACCCGCGCTCGACGTCGCGATTCATATGAGTGACCTATGAGCCCATTAATCGGCGCGAAAGCGTTTAGTGACATCGAGGGCGGACTAAAGACGTGGCTACGCGGACTCAACCTCCCGAACGTAGGAACCCGCGTCTTTCTAGGGATGCCGCGCGGTGGACCCAGTTCCTACCCAGTTATCGTGCTCTTTCGGGTGAGTGGTGGACCGGCCACGGGCGCAGACTACCCAATGGATGAGCCCCGCGTGCAGTTCGACGTTTGGGGCAACACGGGCGGCAAGGTCGAGTGCCAGGCCGTCGCTCAAGCGTTAATATCCAATCTCCTGGACCTTCCATGCGGTACGCTCTTGGGGACGACAGTGCGAGCGGTTGGCGTGTCGGCGCTCACGGTGAACTATTTACCGGACGCCGAAAGCGGACGACCGAGGTACTCAATCGATTGTGTAGTACAGGCGCAAGCCGTTTAGGTTGACCACAGGAGGTCGAAAGCATGACTGAACCAAACGCTGGACACGTAGTCGTCGGAGCCGGGACCTTGTGGCTAGCGCCTCTGGGTTCGCCCGAGCCCGCAGCCGGTGTCCTTTCCCCAATCACCACTCCCGCCACCTCCGTGGCGTGGCCGAGCGCCTGGACGCAGTTGGGGTACACCCTCGACGGCTCCGAGTTCGACTGGACCCCGAAACTCGATCCGCTGGACGTGGCCGAGCAACTCGCGCCTATCCGCTACGTGACCTCGTCGGTGGAAGCCAAGGTGATTTTCGCCCTGGCCGAAATCACGGCGGCGCACGTGAGCAACGCCTTCAACGGCGGCACCGTGGCCACCGCTTCCGGTATCACGACTTTCACCCCGCCCGTGGTGGGCGGCGAAGTGCGCGTCATGCTCGGATGGGACCGCCTCGATGGTCTGGAGCGCATCCTCTGGAGGCAGTGCATCCAGATTGGCACGGTCAAGCAGACGCACAAGCGTCCGCCTGCCATGAACAGCCTCCCCGTGGAGTTCGTGCTCGAAGTTCCCGCCACTGGCCTGTCGCTGTTCACGCACTACTTCGACGCGTCCCTGGCGTCGTAATGCCGAGGAAGCAACTGACCATCGCCAAGCGCGAGGTCACCCAAAACGAGGACCCTTTAATCCTCGAAATCAACGGCGAAGACTTCGTCTGCCAAAGCGAAATCAGCGGATTCGTGCTCATGGAGTTGGCGGCGGCGGGAGCCGAAGACGCCAAGCCCACCGACGCGAGCGTGGCGTTCATCGCGTTCTACAAGGACGTGCTGGAGCCCGAGTCGTACGTGCGTTTCCGCACGATGGTGATAGCCAACAAGTGGAACGCCGACGACCTGCTGCCCTTCGTGCAAATGGCGGTGGAAGAAATCTCCGCCCGCCCTACTTTGCCGCCATCTTCCTCGCCGCCTGGGGAGGAGCCAACTTCGACAGCGTCGAGGGTTATCTCCTTGGACACGGGCGAAGTGGCGGCGAATTAAGCACCCGGCAGTTACTCAATGCCGTATGGGCGGTTCTCACTAAAGACACACCGAGCAACCAACTCGACGACGTGCGTTGGATTATTGAGCAACCGCCCGAAATTGAAACCATGGCCGAAAAACAGGCCAGGATGAACACGTTAGCGCCGGGCATGAGTGTGCCGATAGGAGGTGAGCCGCAATGACCACCGTAATCGGTGACGCCTTCGTACGTGTTCGCCCCATCACCAACACCTTCACTAGTGAGACCGAAGGCGGGCTAACCAAACTAAAGAGCATGCTCGGGAGTTTGGGCGTTCCCGCCAGCCTCATGACTGGTTTCGCTCTCACGGGCACGGCCATTGCGGGAGCGGGTGTCGCGGCGGTGTCGTTGGCCGTCAAGATGCAGAGTGCCGATGCGGCCATCGCCGCGTCCTCGGGCGTGTCAATGGCTGCGGCCAAGTCCCTAGGCGATGCATTCCTCAGCACGGGTGGTAAGTCCGAATACTCCGGCCAACAGATGGCGACGGCGTACGCGGCGGTGGCGGGGCAACTCAAGGCTACGCAGGGTGCGGCACTAACTAACGCCCAAGCGATGACCTTCATGTATGCCGCTACCGACCTCGCTAAGGCGTCGGGCCAGGACCTAGGGACCACGACGCAGACGCTGGGCGGCGTACTGCAAGCGTTCCAGTTAAAAGTCAAAGATGCCGCCAACGTATCCAACGTCTTGTTTAACGCAAGTAATGCCACTGGCCAGTCATTCACAGCGCTCGCCACATCCTTGGAACGCGTGCGTTCAAGACTGGGCAACACATCGCCACCCCTCGCCGCGCTGACTGCGCTCATGGTGGACATGACGAAAAACGGCATCACGGGGCGCACCGCGTTGTCGGGACTTAACACTGCGATGACAGCCCTGATGGGCGCGGCGGTGGGGTCTACTAAGGTTAACAAGTTAGCCAAGCAGACGTTAGCCGATTACGGTATTGCTGCTCAAACGGCTGACGGCCAACTGGTATCTATGGCCACTGTCATTGACAAACTCGCACCAAAGTACGCGACGATGACGCAGGCGCAGCAACTCTCGACGTCGGCCACCATCTTTGGTAACGCGGCGGCTAAGGGCATGACGGCGGTTATTGACGGTGGCACTAGGTCTTACAACGCGGCCACCGATGCAGTAACTAAGCACAACAGCGTGCAAGACGCGGCGGCGCTCAAGGACAAGACGCTGTCCGTGGAAATAGAGATTCTTAAAGTGGCCATTCAAGACATGGCCACTCGACTAGGCGAAGTGTTGTTGCCCGCGATTACCAAGGTAGCGGGCGCTATTTTGCCACTGATCAACGACGTAATCAGTTTGGCCGGATGGTTCGAAAAGGGCTCGCCTTTGGCCATCGCTCTGGGAGTGGCCATCGGGTTGTCGCTCACTCCCGCGTTGGTGGGCATGGGCATCGAGGCCGTAGCCGCATTCGGGGCCATGATGACCAGCATGGGCGAAACCATCGCTCTAGAGGCAATGTACGCCGCTGACACGATAACCGCAGCCGCTACCGTTGTTGCGAGTTGGTGGTCCACTGCGGCGGGAATCGAAGCCGCCGATACAGCCATAGTGGATGCCAACGAGGTGGCGGGAGCGTCATTTCTCGCACTGCTAGGGCCGATAGGGTTAGTGGCCACGGCGATTGCAGGAGTCGCGGCAGTAGCGGACAAACTCTTGCACACTGGCCCAGGAACCAAGGTAGGCAACTTCCTTACCAAGGGCGGCTCATGGAACCCCATCAACGACATAGCCGGTCTTGCCGCCGATGTTATCCCCGGTGCGCGAGTTAAGCCCACTACAAACCCGTACGACGCTCGTAACCAGGCCATTATCAATGCCGCCAAGCGCGCGGGCGCTCCTCGTCCTTCGTTCCCCGGCGACCCCACCGCTGCAGCGACGTCAAAAAAGCACGACGCCTACATTGCGCCCCCCTCCACGACTACGAAAAAGAAGACAGGGTCGGCAGGCAGCACCAAGATGGACCCCGCAGAACTCGCACTCCAGGCGGCGGGTACGGCGGCGCTCAATGTCGAAGTAACGGCAGCGCACAGCAAGAGCCTGGCGGAACTGAATAAGCAACTCGACGCTGCGCACACTAAAGCCACGGCGTCGTTAATCACCCGCCTCGACGCCACGCACAACACGAAACTCGAAGCGATGGCCACCAAAATCACTACCGATTATCATAACATGGAGGTGGCGAAGAACGCCATCCTTACCTCCGACTCCAAGACCGCCAACGCCGCACTCAATACGCAAATCTCGCTCGTTAACTCCACGAGCCTGGCCAGTCTCAATACGGGGCTCAACGCCGCCCACACTAGAGCACTAACCACCCTAGAGGCTCAACTCAACGCCACTCACAATAAGAATCTGCAATCCCTGGCCACTCAATTGGTGGCTGTGCACAAGCAGGCGATGGAAAACCTCGCAGCGCAGACGCTCGCTGCACAGGCCGCTGCTGCTCTGAAACTGGCGGGCGGACAAGCAGCGGCCATTGGCGCACAAGAGACCGTCAATGAGGACCAGGCCAATATGGCCGGGCTTACGGGTGACGCATACACCGTGGCGGCGGCACAACTCGCGCTCGACCAAAGGAAACTCACTGACGCGCAACAGGCGGCAGCGCTGCAAGCCGTATTAGACGCTACCACTACGGCTGCGGCTAAGGCCAATGCGCAGGCGGCACTCGATAATTGGAATGCACAGGCCACGGTGCAGGAGGCTTCACTCGCGGCGGCATTGAGTTGGGACACCAACATGCAGACCATCAACGGCAACGCAGCGAGTGCAGCCGCAGCGCTAGCCACTGCCGCGCCCGCTATCGTCGCGGCTGTTGCCCCCATCGTTGCTGCGTCTAATCCCAACACCATAGGCGGCACCCTGCCGGTGCCGGTTTCGCCCATAACCTCCGTAACTACGGTAACTATAACCGCGCCGACTTCGTCTACCGCCAGCGAAATCGCGGCACAGGTGCAGACGGCCATCTCGCAGAACAACGAGAATCTCGTAAATCTTATGGCCGCGAGAGGACAGTAATGGCAATCACCACCGTAGGGTCGCTAGCATCGGGTCACGGCGTTAACACGCTATCGGTATCGCCTACTGCTATAGGCGATGTCTTGGTTCTTTATTTAGGAGACCAGTACGCGACTACGTCTGTGGCGGGCGGCGGAGTAACGACGTGGAATCGCGGAGAAACTGACCTCGGCGGCGTGGTCAGTGTGTGGTGGGGCATCGTCACTGCCACTGGAGCCAGCACCATTACAATAGTCAATAGTGCAGCGAGTTACACTCTCACCACTCTTGCGACGCAACAGTTCCATGGCCCATCGGGCCATTGGACGCAGGACGGTGCCGCTTGCAACACTACCGGCCAGTGGAATGGTCTGTCTTCGGGGACTTACCCACCTCTCACCCCCACGGGCTCTAACGAATTGTACTTCGCTATGCAGTTTGGCAACCAGTGGGATGGCGGCTCCACGGCTGGATTCACATACAACTACGCCGTTAGTGGAAATGGTACAGCCTCCCTGGTTTACTCTACCAGCGCATCATCACCAACATCGCAAGCACCAGCGTGGACCTCCACCCTTACATCTGGCGGAGTTCGCGCTGTTGCTATTCTACTTATTTGCGTTCCGCCATCGGCCCCCTCGGCCCCCACACTACAAACGCCGGTAAACGCGAGTTATGACGACGTATCGCCGGGGGCATTCAGCGCAGTCTACAATTCAACCGATGGATTCAATCAAAACGCCTATGCCTTGCGGCTTAAACTGAGCGGTGGGTCGTACGGCTACTGGAATGGTACCGACTTTAGTTCATCTAGTCCCGTGTGGAATACGATATCGACCGCCCCTGGCGCATCGTTCAATGTGTCGGTGCCAAACGGTGTCACGATACCAGGGGGTACCTTCGTCGATGGGCATGTTTACAACTGGTCGTTCGCAAGCCAAGAAGCGGGAGCAAATATCCAAGGCGCGTTTGCCTCTGATTTGACGTTCACTGCTCAACTCGCGCCAACTACTACCGTCAGCGCCCCATCGGGCACCACGTATGGCATGACGCAACCTACAGTGACTTGGAGTTCGGTACTCGCTCCTTCTACTTCACAAACAGCCTATCGTATCGTTATTGAATCGGGCTCCTTTGGCGCTGTTCCTGGTAGTGGCACTAGTGCGTGGGACTCAGGAGTAGTCTCTAGTGCGTCTACATCGATATTAGTAGGAACACCGCTTCCCCTAAACATCTCCTGCCGTGCCTTTGTGCAAGTCACTGAAACCGGCCCGGAAGTGGGCGCGTGGGCACATAGTGACTTCACGCTATCGGCGGACACCCCCGCTACCCCCTCAGCGATAGCGACCACAACCGTCGACGCCACGTCAGGCTTGCCTGAAATCGCTATCGCGGCGCAGGCGTACGACAACGGATTAACCGCCAACCAATCGAGTTTGGAGGCCAACGCCACTACGGGCTGGGCAGCGGGGGCGAATACGACGCTGGCGGCGTCGGCTACTTGGGCGCAGGACGGGACTTACTCGCTGCGTATGACCGCAACGGCGAGCGGCGCAGTGTCGGCCACCACGCCTACGGGCGTTAGCGGGGTGGCGTGCGTACCCGGTCAAGTAGTGCGAGCGCTGGCGTCGTTCCACTCACCCGCTAGTGCGCGAGCGTGTACTGTCGCCATCGCATTCTATAACGCATCAGGCGGACTCATCTCCACAGCGACGTCGGGTGCGACGAACTCAACGACGTCGGGCAACGGTGGCCAGCCCTTCATCACCACCACTGCCCCCGCATTAGCGGCGTTTATGACGCTTATCATCAGTGGCGCAGGACTAGGCACTAGCGAGTTGCTCTACGCCGACTGCGCATTGGTGGGGCCGGGCACCTCGACTACGTGGTCCATCGGCGGCTACCTCGGTACCACCGAACTGGTGATTTTGCGTTCGGACGGCCTGTACGTACGCGGAGCGAGCCCGGCCAACCCTTATCCGATACCCGCTATTACTCAGACGGTCACCGTCTACGACGCAGAAGCACCCACGAACACCCCCGTGACTTACTACGTTTTCGTAGTCGGCACCAGCGGCGGTCGGGTACTTACAGGAACTCCCGCGACCACGGGGGCAGTAACGCTGACCACGGGGAGGTGGTGGGTTTGGACCCCCGGTTCCCCCGCCTTGGCCGTGGCTGTCAACCGCGCGAGTAAGATAATCGCCACTCTCTCCAGCGGCGGTGATGCCAGTATTCAGTTCGACCAGGACGAGGACCAGGGCGAGTTCTTGCCCTTCGGGCGTTCCGACTCGCTAGTGGTGCACGGCGACATGCGCGGTGAGCGATTCAGTATGTCGATGGTCTTCACTAGCGATGCGCAGTTGGCGGCGTTCGCTGCGATACGCGGATTGCAGCGCGTGGTGGCCGTGCGCTCGGACATGGGCGCAGGCGTTTACTTCATGACCATGGGCGCGGCTCGCCCGGCTATCGTCCTGCGCGGCAATCGCTTGCAGACAGGTGGGCCGATGCGGCAGGTAGATATGGCCTTCTTGCCCAGCGTGAGACCGGCACCCTAGTGTATCCGGTATCTTCCGCCTTTTCCGCTGCGATGATGCAGAATCACAAGGCCGTGGTTCGCGTAGACATATGCAACCCCGTGGGCACAGTGTTGCAGTCACTAACCGGTGGCTCTCCCGGCAGTGCGGTGGTCATTGGCGGCAGCGTGGACATCGATGAGACTCGGCAAGTGCGCCGACTGCTCAATCTCACCGTGGAGAGCCAGGGGCGACTCGCGGACTTGCTCATTCCTAGGGCGGCGGGCGACCTGCTTCACCCAGCGTCCATGAATGAGTTGAAGGTCTATCGAGGAGTGGACTACCAGTTGGGTGGAGCGCCCGAGATGGTCCCACTCGGCGTATTTCGATTAACTAAGCCCAAGAGCAAGAAAACGGCGGGCAAGTACGAAATCACGCTAACCGGCCAGGACCGCTCAGCCTGGATTAGTCGCTT